AAAGCTGAAAAGGAAGCATTTGAAAAAGAGAAAGCAGAACACGAAAAAGAAATGGCAGAATTCAAAGCATGGAAGGAACAACAGGAAAAGGAAAAGGAACCTGCAAAAGAAAAACTGATCCTGTCAGAAAACATGAAAGAAGTTCCAATTGATTATTCAGGGATCATTCCTGAAGTGGTCAATGCACCCATTCCTAAAACAGAAGCAGAACCCACAGAAACGCCCGAGAAAGCCGAACAGGGTTCAGGACAGGTGAAGACCTACGTGATTGTAGTTTCTTTGATGGAAAGGGCAAGCAATGGAAATCACACGACTTTGGAATCAGAATCCATTCATGGTGTGACTGAAAAAGACTTTCCCCTTGTGAAAACATTCCTTGATTCCCTGAAACAGCCTCAAAATTGACAGAAAAAAAGTTTCCTGAAAGGCTTGAATCTATAGAAAAAATCTATATATTGAATTTGTAAACCAAAGGAGAATCCAAAATCATGAAAGAAAGAAAAGAAATCATTGAAGAAATCATCAACCTGAGAATGCAGGCTGAAGATGGAAAGTCTTTTGCAAAAATTGAAAACTCTTTCAGTGCATTTGAACAGGCAGAACTTTTTGCAAATGATGCAATGTCTTTGCAGGTGATTCATGAAATCCCTGAAGAAGAAATCATTGCACACAGAAAAGTTGATGTGATTGAATACGATCCTTTCGGGAATGCAATTGAACCAACAGAAGACATTGATGACCTGCCCTTCTAAGGGCAGAAAGGAGAATCTGAAAATGGAAGAAATTATCAAGCAGAATGAAGAAGAAATCAAAGCACAGGTTGCAAGATCACTTGCACAGACAACAATCATTGCTGTGCAGATTGACACACTTGAAAAGCAACGTGCATTCCACAAAGCCATTGTGAATAAATTTATGGAACAGGAATTCAAAAAGCATGGTGAAGGATCAGAATTCAAATGCATCATTTGCGGTGACACAGACTGTGAACCCATCTGTGCAGGATGCCAATAAACAAAAAGGAGAATCAGGAAATGTTTGAAGAAGTCAAAGAAGTTGTGAAGAATGGGGTGATCCTTGCAGGCGGTGCTTGCAGGTCACTTCATGACAAAACCCCTGTTGAAGATTATGATTTGTTTTTCATCAAGGATGAAGAACCAAAGCAGAAGAAGATTGACAGGACAATCAGCAGTCTTGAACAGAAGGGTTTCAGCATTGTCTTTCAATGTCCTGAAGGACACCTGACAACAATGAAACAGGATGAACTGAAGGTGCAGGTCATTTCAAGGTTTGAATATGATTCTGCCCTTGCTTGCATCAGCACCTTTGATTTCCTTGCTTGCTGTATGGCATGGGATGGAATGAAGTTCATTGAACTTGAAGGTGCAATCAATGATGCAAAGAACAAAGCACTTTCCCTGAACAAACTTGAATATCCTGTTGCCACTTTAAGACGCATGACAAAGTACCTGAAAAAAGGTTATAAACCAAGCAGGGGATTGTATGCTGAAATTGTCAGGACAATCAATGAAATGCCTTTGACAGATGACACAATGCTTTATTCAATAGACTGAAAGGAAAAATGAAATGGCTGGAAGGAAAAAAGTATTTAAGAACAAGACACAAATCTTCTACGAAGAAAACTATGAAAGGTTCATCCTGTATGAAGAACATGCAAATGAACAATTGCTTGACTTCAGTGCATGGTGCAGGCTTGCAGTGCAGACCTTTTTGAAACATAAACCAAGATCATTTCTTATTGAAGAAAGGAAAGAATGGACTACAATAAAACAGGTCAATGTTTTTGTTGATCAAAGAATGAAACTGAATTGGAAAAATGATTGGTGCAAACTTGCAAGCAACAGAAGACAGCTTGAAAGATATGCAAAGAAAAACAATCCACCAATGGCATTGTTGTATCGCAGTGCCTGCAAATGGTTCTATGATGCACAATTGAAATCAACTGAGAAAATAAAACAAGGAGAATCCCAAAATGGATAACCACCAAAAACGAATTGCATTAGGAATGTGCTTCAACAATGCCTGTCAATGGGCAAATCAAAAGAACATTCTTGATGGTGAAGAAAGACAGGATGCAATCAAACAGGAAACTGTCAGACTTGCAAGGACATACAAGGAACTTGATTCAATGTTCTTTGACAATGTTCAGCAACCACAGCAGAACACACCACAGAATCCACAGAATCCGCCACCACAGCAAAACACACAACAGAAGCAAGGGAATGTCAAACCCTGCAACAAATGCAGTCAGGACATTTATTTGACTGAAGAAAATGGAAAGTGGAAACCAAAGAATCCTGATGGTTCTGCACATCAATGTTCAGGCAATCAGCAGGACAGCACACATGCAACCAATCAAGCCGATCCTAACGGTCCATCAGGGAACACAGGCAGTTCCTATTGCAACAGGTGCAATCAGCTTGTGTGGTGGAAGAAAAGCCAAAGAACAGGAAAATCATTCACTGTCAACAAAGATGGTGAATTCCACAGTTCAACATGTGGACAAAGCACACAGACCACACAGGAAAACACCAACGATGATGAATGGTCAGGTGGGGATTCTGATATTGATGACATTCCTTTCTAAAATAAACCTATGATACAGGATGCAGGGGTGATTGCTAAAAGGTGACAGGCAATCATCCTTGCATTTTTTTTATGACAATACCAACACTGAAAAAGAAGCTCGACAAAATCTTTTCTGAATACATCAGGAAAAGGGATCAAGGAATTTGTTTCACTTGTGAAAACAAGAAAGAATGGAAGAAACAAGATTGTGGTCATTTCATTCCAAGAGCCTGCACCCCTTTAAGATGGGCAGAAGAAAATTGTCATTGTCAGTGCAAGAAGTGCAACCAGCATCTTGCAGGAAACTTGAAAGTTTACAGGAACAAACTAATCATGAAATATGGATCAGACTTTGTTGAATATCTTGAACAGCAAAGAAACAAGATTCAAAGACTGACAAAGGCAGAACTGATTGCAGTGATTGACTACTATAAAAGCAAGACAAAATCTATTGATCAGGATTCAGAAGAACCACCATTTTAATTTTATATAAAAAATTGTATCATTTATAAAATTATTTTTATTTCCGAGAATCACTTTCAATTTTCAGATTTTCTTTCATTGTGGATTTCAGGGATCGGCAAACCCTGCAAACTTTAGAACAACCACACCCTTGCACAGTTCAAGTTTTTGCAGTTTCTTTGACTGCATTTGCCGGACTTGAATTGTCAAGGGTTTTTCTGACGGAGGCAATAACATGTCAGATGAATTTGAGAAAATGCCTGTGCCATTCACACAGGTCAGCAACACTGTTTTGAATGATCCATCCCTTTCATGGAAAGCAAAAGGTGTCTTTGCTTATGTTTACATGAAGCCTGAAGGATGGACATTTTCAGCAAAGAACATGTCAAAGAATTCAAAGGATTCTATTGATGCAACACAATCAGGAATCAGGGAACTGATTGATGCAGGCTATCTTACGAAGCAAAAGCAACCTGATGGAAGAATAAAATATACTGCACACCATGAGCCAAAACAGGAAAATCCCTTTTTGGCTGAACCCAAAACAGGAAAATCCCTTAAAGGGAAAAAGCCTGAAAGGGAAAATCCCTGCCACAATATAAATAAAGATATTTATAGAAATAAAAATGAAGCAAATGTTTTTGCTGTGCCTTTTCAGAAAGAACATGATCCTGAAATATACAGAACAGGAATCAGGGTTCTTGCACACTTGAACAAAAAGACAGGAAGGAAATTCAAAGAACCAGCAGGAAACCTTCTTGAAAGGATTGCAGAAGGATTGTCATTTGATGATGCTGTGAAGATCATTGACAACATGTGTTCTGAATGGAAAGGAACAGACTTTGAAAAGCACCTGCAACCAAACACCCTTTTCAAAAAAGAAAAATATGATGGATATTTGAACAGATCAGTTGAAGAACCTGAAACAGAATTCAAAATAAAGGTTGATTGAATGAGAACAGAATGTTTGACATGTCAGGATAAACTGTCACCTTCAGAAGCTGTGTTCTGTGAACCATGCAGAACTGCACAAGACCTGAAGCAGTTGAATAACCTGAAGAACGATCTCACATGGATCATTGCAGATGCATGCAAAGACAATGATCTTGAATGTGTAAAAAGGGCAAGAGTAGAACTTGCAGAAGTGAATGAAATGATTGAAGAATTGATCTAATAAAGGAGAATCACAAATGTACGAACAAGCAATCATCAGTGCCTTGATGAATGAACCAATGACCCGACCACGAATATTTGCAAAGATATTTGAAAAGGATTTCAACAATAGCCTTGCAAAGGATGCATTCACAACCATCAAACAATTGTATGAAGATGGAACACCAATTGATGATGATGAAACCATGACAAGACTTTATGTGAAATATGCATCACTGTTTGAAAACCTTCAACCGATTCACTTTTCAGATGCAATCAATGGTTTGATATACAAAAGCATCACAGGAAATTGCAGGGAACATGTTCAGTCTTTGCTGGATGACATCAACAATCAGAAAGCAACACTTCCTGAAATACAGGAAAGGATCAAAGACACAATTGAAAAGTCAGTTGATTACAGGGTGAACACAAACAAACTTGGAATTGATGAAGTTTCAAGAAAGGCTTATGAAATGATCACCCGACAGTTGAATGTTGTTCCTTTTGGAATCAGGGAAATTGATAACAAGGCTTGCATGGAACTTGGCACTGTTTCAATCATTGGTGCTCGACCTCGTGTTGGAAAGACAAGCCTTGCTTTATCCTGCATCAGGAACCAATTGAAAATGCGACAGGGTGTTGGAATTTGGTGTGGTGAAATGTCACCTGAAGATTTGTTCCTGCGAATAATTTCTCAAGAAATCAATATTCCTTTTCTGAACCTGAAATTGAATTACAAATACCTGTCCGATCTTGAGAAAGAAAAATTTCATCAAGCAAGAAAAGAACTTTCAGAAATGAACCTGCACATCAAGACAGGATCAGCAACCACAACAGAACTGAAAGCATGGGCAACAGACATCTGCAAAACAGATGGTGTCAATGTTGTGTGGTGTGATTATCTGCAAAGGATGCAACCTAGATTCAACAATGCTTCAAGAAGGGAACAGGTCAGTGATATTTCAAGGGAAATCCACAAGATCGCACAGGAACTGAATGTGCCGTTTGCTGTCCTTGCACAGTTGAACAGGCAAGCAGAAAATGCATTCCCTGAAATTGACCACCTTGAAGAATGTTCAAGCATTGAACAGGATGCACACCTTGTTTTGTTGATGGACAGACCAAAGGTGAACAAGCCTAATGTAATTAAGCGTGGATACTATGCAGAAACATTTGATCCTGATACAGGAACAGAAAAGATCAAGCTCGATGAAATGATGGAAGATCAAGACCTGACTGCAATTGTAGTTGCCAAAAACAGGAATGGTTCAACCTGTGTCAGGTTTCTGCAATTTTATCCTGAAGCAATGAAGTTTGGGAACCCCTTGTTTGATTTCAAAAGGAAAGGGGAAATGAATTAAATTTTGCAAAAAAACTTGCCATTGCTCAAATCTATATATTTTATATATAATTTAACAAAGGAGAATCACCAAATGGAACAGCTTGAACTGTTTGAACAATCTGTCAAAGATGACAGGAAAAAGGGATTGAAAGAAAAAAAATACGGGGTTCAGCACCTGAACTTTCTGATTCAAGAAAGGGAATGGTTGAATCAGAACAAAGATGAAGGATGTGAATGTCGTGTCTGCGGTCAGAATGTCAAGAGATACAAAAGGGCATTCAATTCAGGAATGGCACTTGTCCTGATCAAGTTGTCTGATTGGATTGCAGATCATCCTTCAGAACCTTTTTGCAAAGTTGAAGATCATCTTCAAGAATGGGGTTTGTCTCATTCAGTCAGGGGTGACTTTCACAAAGCAAGATTTTGGGGTTTGATTGAACCCGACAATGACAGGCGTGATGACGGATCACAAAGAACAGGATATTGGAAATTGACAAAAGAAGGTTTTGATTTTGTCTTTGAAAGAACAACAATTCCAAGTCATGTTTATCTGTACTTAAACAATGAAGAAGGATTCACAAAGGAACACATAAGCATTCGTGATGCATTAGGAACAAAATTTGATTACGAGGCTTTGATGTATGGTCAATGATGGCACTGCTTGGAAAAGAAGTTTCATTCACAGGTGATGATGATGAAGCAAGATACAGAATCACAGGGATTGCAGACACAGGACAGAATGTTGTCCTTGTCATGAAGAACATTTCTGAAGTGGTCACATTTTATGACAGAAGGATCACTGTTTCACATGAATATTACGAGCAACTTGATAAACAATCCAATGGAAAAGGATCACTGATTGTTTCAGTGAAAAATGTCTGATGCGAGTAAACTACGAACAACTAAAAAATTCAAAGCTGAAAGACAAGATCGACAAGGCTATTGCAAAGCCTGTTGAAAAGCCTGCAAAGGATGATAAAAAAAAGCAAAAGAAAAGAACCAACACAGCAAAGATCAATGATGCAATTGCAAGGGGTGGTTCAGATGGTTTTGAATTCTGCACTTCAATGATGAAAAGGAGAACACAAGATGACTGAAGAAATCAAAGAACAGCCAAAAGGCACAATCCTATATATCAAGTTCGACAAATACACACAGAAAGCAAAGGTCATCAGGCAGGATGGCAACCATGCATGGATTCAATTCTTTGGATCAACCAAAGTGAAAAAAGAAGTTGATGGAAAAACCAAAACAGCAAGGATTGATTTCAAGTTGCCTGTTGGAATGACTTTCAAATTGCAGGACAAAGAATATATTTGCGACATGGTAAACATGAAGAACCCAAAAATTTGCAGGGTGAAACCTGTTGAATACACTGAACAGGATGAAGCAAGATGAAAAGAAGTGATTTTCTTAAAAGCCTGCTTGGGTTGTCTGCACTAGGTGTTGCAGGGATTCCAAAACTGCCAGCATCAACAGAAGAACTTGAACCAATATTTGAAAACAAGTGTGACATTCCTGAATTGATAATTGGTGATTGGAAGTCAGAAATTTATTCAATGACATTCACATCACAAATACGAGAACCAATTGACATTTCACATCTTGGTGTTGATAGTCCAATAAAACTTTTGCAACCACCTGAAATAATTTTGACATTCCAAATTGCAGATCAATTCATACGATTTTTTCAGAACAGAAAAGTCAAAGTGAATCTTCCTGATGAATGGGCAATGTGCAGTTTAGAATTTCATGGAACACTGCGAAGGTTTGACCAAAGAATAAGCAATGAAAAATTTGATTACGAAATTGAAATTGCAGTTGATTCACAAATCACAATGACAACATGAATCATCCAAAGAACCAACTTGATCAAAGCATTGTGCAGGAACTTTTTCAATACGACAGTTCAGGCAATCTTGTGTGGAAAGATGCAGTCAGGAAAAAGTCTGCTGATGGTTTTGCAGGAACTGTTGCAAACACAGGATATAGGCAAATTGGCTTTGATGGGAAAAAATATCAGGTGCATGTTCTTGTGTGGAATTATTTCAATGGGAAAATTCCTGAAGGAAAACTTGTTGATCATATCAATCACAAGAAGACAGACAACAGGTTTGAAAATTTAAGACTTTTAAGCAACAAAGAAAACCTGTCACACCGAAAGGTTGCAAAGAACAACAAGACAGGTCACACAGGTGTTTTCTTCAACAGGAAACAGAAGAAATGGTTTGCAGTGATCACAGTGAATGGAAAGAAACAAGTCATTGGAAGATTTGAAAATGAAGGTCAAGCAATCCAAGCAAGAAAGCAAGCCGAACAAGCAAAGAAATTTTCATACAAGAAAGGAAAATGAAAAATGTCATCACCTATAACATGGACAGACAGCACAAGAAAACTTCATGAACTGCTTCCAAATCCAAGAAACCCAAAAATCCTGACTGAAAAACAAGGTCAAGGCTTGCAGGTGTCTTTGAAAAAATTTGGTTTTGCAATTCCTGTTTTGATTTCACCATCAAACAAAATCCTTGATGGACACCAAAGAACAAAACTTTTGTCAGTCATGGAAGAATACGGTGCAGAAGCAGAAATTCCTGTCAGGGTTTCAAGCAGGGAATTCACAGATGAAGAAACAAAGGAATTCATTGTCAGACTGTCAAAAAATCAAGCAGGCTTTGATTTTGACATGCTTGCAACAGATTATGAAGAAACAGACCTGATCAATTTCGGCTTTGAAGAATGGGAACTTTCAATTGGTGGTGAAGGTGAAGGTGAAGGTGAAGGTGAAGGTGGTGCTTCAGATGATTACAGCAAGAAGGTTGATTCACCTGTATACGAACCAACAGGAAACAAGCCTGCACTTTCAGAACTTTGCAGTGATGAAAAGACAAATGAATTGATTGAAGAAATTCAGAATGCAGAACTTCCTGATGATGAAAAAGAATTCCTGATGAAGTGTGCAACAAGACACAGGGTTTTCAACTACGAAAAGATTGCAGAATATTATTCACATTCATCAAAGGAAGTGCAAGAACTGATGGAAAAGTCTGCACTTGTTATCATTGACTTTGAACAAGCAATTGAACAGGGGTACGTCAAGATGTCTGATGCAATCATTGATCAATTCAAAGAAGACTACCCTGAAGAAGTGCCACAATGAAGAACAAAGATTTTGCAGTTTTTATCCTGACACATGGCAGACCGAATCTTCTGATCACAGAAAAAACCCTGCGTGATTGTGGATATACAGGAAAAATTTATTTCATCATAGATGATGAAGACAGCAGTGCAGATGTTTATTTTGAAAAATGGGGTGATGGTGTTGTTCAATTCAACAAGAAAGCAATTGCAGACAAGACAGATGAAGGTGACAACTTCAATGACAGAAGAACAATCACACATGCAAGAAATGCATCATTTGAAATTGCAGAAAAACTTGGTGTGAAATATTGGATTCAACTTGATGACGATTATCAGGCTTTTGAATATAGGCTTTATCAATTTGGAAACCCCAAAAAGGTGAAGTCACTTGATGCAATCTTTGATGCCTTGATTGATTTTTACAAGTCGATCAATGCAAAAAGCATTGCTTGCAGTCAGGGCGGTGATTGGATTGGTGGGAAAGACAATGCAAATGTGAAAAAGAAACTGATCAGGAAGTGCATGAATTCTTTCATCTGCACCAATGACAGACCATTCAAGTTTGTTGGCAGGATGAATGAAGATGTCAACACATATGCAACACTTGGTTCAAGGGGTGATTTGTTTTTCACAGTTCTGCTGATTTCAATTGTTCAAAGACAGACACAATCACAGGAAGGTGGAATCACTGACATGTATCTTGATTACGGAACCTATGTCAAGGCATTCACAACAGTGATGTTCAATCCATCAGCAACAAAGATTGCATTGATTGGAACAACACAGAAAAGAATCCATCACAACATTTCATGGAATAATACTGTTCCGAAAATATTGCATGAAAAACACAAAAAGGAGAATTGACAAATGGTGATCCATGACATTGCAAGGACAGTTGCAGAAGCTGAATTCTACAAGGGGAAAGGGGAACACAGATTCAGAGTCACACACAATGGCGAAATCTTTTACAAGTCATCAGAAGGTTATAAAAAACCAAAAGACTGCGACAAGAATTTCAACTTTGTTGTTCTTGCAAAATGGATTGCAACACCATCAATGCCTTTTTTCAATACAATAAATGAAGCAGTCAATAAAAACCTGTATACGCAAAACATGGTAAGCAGTGATGACAGAAAAGGAAAGGTGCAGTTTTATAAAAGCAAAGACAAATACTATTGGCGATTCAAATATCTGAATGGAAGAATTGCAGGATCATCATTCAAAGGCTTCAAAACCTTTGATGAAATGTTCGATAATTTCACAATGGTGCTTTGCAGAAAATGGAAAGTGGTAAAGGAAGAAAAATGAACAATGAAAAAATGAAAGTTGCAAAGATTAAAATTGCAGTGCCTGATGCAAAAGGCGGTGTTCAACAAGGCTTCAAGTTTGTTCTTGCAAGACCTGACAAAATGTTTCAGGATGCAGAAGAACAAGCAAAGGAACTTTTCAAGGACACACAGCCACAGCCAAAAATTGTTGGCATTGATGAAATGTGTGAAGTGGAAATGCTGAAATACAGGATCAGTGAAAGAATGGACAAAGAAGAAAAGTCATGACAGAAAAAAAATGGCAAATGAAAGTGAAATGTTCAAAGTGTAAGAAAACTTTGGAAGAAAATGAATCAGAACATTACGGTGAAGGCGGTGTTTGGTGGTCTGATTGCAAAGCATATGAAAAGGAATGTGCAAAGCCAACACAAAAGCAGTTGAAAAGCCTGCAAAAAATAATGGGTTCATGAACAAGAGAAAACAAACTATTGTCAGAACAGGTGACAAGCCTTTGAAGTGGCAGTTGGAAGTGCAAAAACTTTCAGACATGGAAAAGGAAGACATCATCAATGTGATGCAAGAAACATGGGGTAATGTTGCACAGACAGCAAAAATCCTGAACATTGATTCTGCAAAACTCCGATCATGGGTTTTGAATGATCCTGTTTTCTTTGCCAAGCTGGAAGAAATCAGAAAGGCAAGGGTTGAAATGGCAGAAAACAAATTGCTGAATTTGATCAACATGAATCATTTCGGTGCGATCAAATTCTTTCTTCAGACACAAGGAAGAAAAGAAGGATACAATGAAAAGGTTGATGTCAATTTGACAACACAGCCACTTGATACAGAAAGGAACTTCATTGATTTTGACATTGAAGCACTTTCAGATGATGAACTGAAAACCCTTCGGGATATTAAAAGAAAGCAACTGCAAGAAATTTCAGTTGATGCACAGGTGATTGATGAATCAGATCAGTCAAAGACAGAATCAGATTCAAATGATGAAGGAACTTGAAAGGCTTGATGATGAACATGCATTCAGGTCTTTCAAGGGGTTTGTCGAAGTTTTTTGGTCTGAAGTGGAACCACAGCCATTCAAGGACAATTGGCACATTGATGCAATCTGTGATCATCTTGAAGCACTTCAGAAAAGGCAAATCCTCCGACTGCTGATCAACATTCCACCAAGACATTCAAAAAGCCTGCTTGTATCTGTTCTTTTCCCTGCTTGGTGTTGGTTGCATGATCCTGTTGAACAGTTCCTGACAACTTCCTATGCAGGAAACCTTGCAACAAGGGATGCAAGACGATCAAGGCTTGTGATGCAAAAGCCAAGATTCATGAATTTGATCAGGACAAAGCACCCTTCGTTTGAATGGGCAGGTGATCAGAATGTCAAATCCAAATATGAAAACAATCTGCAAGGCTATAGAATGGCAACAGGGGTGCGTGGACAGCTTACAGGTGACGGTGGATCAATTATCATTGTGGATGATGCAAACAATGTCAAGGAGACTGAAAGCAAGGCAACAAGGGAAGCAACAATTCAATGGTGGGATGAAGCACTTTCAACAAGACACAATGATGCTGTGACAGGATGCACTGCTGTTGTTCAGCAAAGAACCCATCAAGAAGACCTGACAGGACACATCTTGAAAGAAGAAGGTGATGATTGGAATCAGTTGATCCTTCCAATGGAATATGAAGGAAAGAACAGATGCAGGTCAACAATCAACTTTGTTGATCCACGAAAGAAAAAAGGTGAACTGTTGAATCCTGTCAGGTTTCCAAAAGAAGCAGTTGAAAGAATTGCAAAAAAACTTGGTGCATATGGCAAGGCAGGACAATTCCAACAAACACCTGCACCCCGAAAAGGTGGCGAACTGCCAACAGAAAAAATTGTGATCATCAAGGAAGAACAAATTCAGAAATCAAACATCATTGAAATTGTCAGGTATTGGGATAAAGCAGGCAGTGAAGGAAAGGGTGATTTCACAGCAGGTGTGAAAATGTGCTTGATGAAATCAGGAAGAACAATCATTCTTGATGTGAAACGTGGTCAATGGGGGATTTCAAAAAGGAATGCAATCATAAAACAAACTGCACAAGTCGATGGAACAGGTGTCAATGTATGGGTTGAACAAGAAGGTGGATCAAGTGGAAAAGAATCAGCAGAAATCACAATCAAAGAACTTGCAGGTTTCAATGTAAAAGCAGAAAGACCAACAGGAGAAAAAACAGCAAGGGCAGAACCTTTTGCTTCACAGATGGAAGCAGGAAATGTTTACATGGTCAAAGCAGATTGGAACAAAGATTATCTTGATGAATTGCGATTGTTTCCAGCAGGATCACATGACGATCAAGTTGATGGTTCATCAGGTGGTTTCAACAAATTACATGCAAGGCAAACAGGTGTGACATGGTAAAAAAAAGTGCCGTCAGGGGAATCAATCCTGACGGCAAGGAGAATCACAAAATGTCTGCCAAAGGCAAGCAGTTTTGCAATCAATGTCACCATACACAAAACAGGAACACATGCAAATCATTGTCCTGCTTTAAGCTAAAAAATCATTTTTTTATGCAAAAAATTGGTCAAAATTCAGGCAAAAAAGCCTGACAACACCCCTTTTTCCCTTTAGTTTTCTTCTATTTTTACCCCTTATTTTAGCCTCAAAATCAAAAAAAAATGGCTTTTTTTAATTTTTTTTATATAAAATAGTTTGAAAAGTTATAGATAAAATCTATCTTTCTTTAACAACAAAGGAGAATCCAAAATGACAACTGAATCAACCATCAAGCAAGACACTGAAGCAATGAACTACACATTCGGAATTGAATTTGAAACACAGGTTCTGAATTCAACAAGACTTCCTGTTCGTGTCAGTTACAGTGATGCACAGCAGTGTCCTTATGCAATTGTAAATGGTGAAAGAGTTGATGCACCTTCAATCAATGGTCAATTTGCTAAAGCAATGTGGGATGTCACCATTCACCCACGTGGAAACAGATTCGGTGTTGAATGGGTGACACCTGTTCTGAAAGGTCAAGAAGGTCTTGACTATGTTGAAGCATTGATTGAATGGATTGTCAAAATTGGTGGATCAGTGAACAAAAATTGTGGTCTTCACATTCATGTTGGAATTGATTCAATCAATGAAGGAAGAACACCTTCACAAGTTTTGAAATGGTTCAAGAAATTTTCATACATCTGCAAAGACCTTGAGACAGCAATCTATGGACAAACAGGAACTCGCAGAGATCAGGCACAATGGTGTTCACCTTTGAACAGCAGTGACAAAATGAAGTTTGACAATGCAAACAATGCAAGGGGTTTTGTTGGTCACAGTGATGACAAATACAAAATGGTAAACTTTCAGAATGTTGGAAATCACAAGAACACAATTGAATTCAGAGCCTTTGCAGGAACCCTGAACAAGATCAAAGTTTTCCACCATCTTGCAACTGCACTTGGCATCTGCTCAATTGCCAAAACCAAACGCACAGGAAAATGGATTGCATCTGATGGTTCTGCAACAAAAGAACTTGACAAAATGTATAAAAAACTTGAATGGTTTGAATGCATTCAGAACAATGAAAAATATGCAAACAAAATTCCTTATGGAATGTTTGGAACCCTTCTTGATAACATGAAGGACATGAAGAAAGAAGCAAAAAGACTTGCCAAGAAATATGACAACCGTTTCTAAAAAACAAAAACAAGGGGTGTCAATCAAGACACCCCTGAAAGGAGAATCCAAAATGAAAAACCTATACTTCGCATACGGAAGCAACATGCACCCTGAAACAATGGAAGCAAGATCAAGGGGTTTTGCAAAGCCACTTGGACATGCAGTTCTTGATGATTACAGATTGTCAGAAAGGCTGTTTGCAGACATTGATTTCAGTGAAGGTGATCAGGTGCATGGATTGCTGTGGGAAATTGATGACAGAACCCTTGCAAGCCTTGACATCTGTGAAGGTGTTGCAGGTGGTCTTTATGAAAGATATGAAGTGCCTGTCACATTGAAGGACAACACCTGTCTTGTTGCCATTGTTTATGAAATGACATATCAGGCAAAGCAGGCAAGAATGGAATCAATCTTTCCATTGATCTATGCAATTGAATGTGCCATTGGTGCATTTCAGCACAATGTTCCTGTTGATCACCTGTATCAAAGCAGGCTTGCAGAAGATGCAATGAAAGCAAAGGAATTCATCAGAAACAAAAAGACAACTCGCAAAAGCATAAACTACAAAAGGAAAAAATAATCATGGCACATGAAATCATGGAAAATGACAAGGGTGCTGTTGGATTTGTCCAGCAGTACGGGCAGACATGGCACAAGATGGAACAATACAAGCACTTTGAAGAATGCATTCCATTTGAATATGTGGAACACATTCTTTCATGGCAGGTGGAAAAGAAACCATTGTTTGTTGCAGGTGCTGATGGAACCTTTCAGAAGCTGGAAAAGAAATACGCCCTTGCAAGGCAAGACACAGGTGAAATTCTTTATGCACCTGTTACTGATGTGTATTCAATTTATCAGAACAGTGAAATGATGAAGTTCATTTATGAAGCAATCATCAAACCTTTTTCAATGGAACTTGAATCAGCAGGTTCTTTGAAGAATGGCAGACATGTGTTTGCAAACATCATCCTGATGGAAGAAACAATTGATGGTGACATTTCACCAACAAAGACAAGACTGATGATTGACAACACACATGGCGCAAAGGCACTGTCAACATGTTTGCATCAGACAAGGATTGTCTGCAACAATACTTTGAGAATGGCAAAGGCACAGGGAACAGCCAACAGCACATTCAAAAAGTTCAGACATTCAAAGTCAATGATCAACATCATTGAAGAATATGCAGTTGACCTGACTGACCTGATTGCAGAATCACGAAAAACATATCAGGCAATGAATGACCTTGCATCAGAAAAGATCAATGAAAAATATCAAGATCAATTCTTTGACAATTTTCTTCAGGTGGATAAACTTAAAGGAAGGGCAAAAACAATTGCACAAAGTCAGATGCAGGGAATCAAAACCTTGTATGATTCAAAAGAAGACCTGAAACCTTTGCCTGATACAAGGTACAAACTTTTGAATGCTGTGACCGATTACTACGATCACAAATACAAGAAGAAAGAAGCATCAATCATTGATGCTGTAAAAGGCAAAAGGGATGAAATGAAACAGCAGGCTTTATCAGTCTTGACAAATTGCTAAGACGGAGGCGTGAAGGTGACAGGGGATTTTTCCCCTGTTGCCTGTTTCCAAAAAGGAGAATCACAAAAATGAAATTCAATTTTTACAATCAACTTAAAGAATGCATCCTTTCAAAATTCAGAAAGGAAATGAAACTTCCAAAAAAGATGAAGCCTGAAATCAGGAAAAGTCTTTTCAGAAAAGCCTTTCAAATTTCAGCAGACATGAATGCACTTGATTCATCAATCTTGCTTGACGAAGAATCATGGAACAATTCAGACAGAACAATCTTTCTTGTTGAAGACAATTCACTTCTTGAAATGTTGAACAAGTCAAAGTTTGAAATCCATGTAGATGACCTGAAAGAATTCCCTGAAACATTTCAGATTGCTTTCCCAAAAGACAATCCATTCAAATTGACAGGGTGCAATGTGTGGTTTGGAAACATGTTGCACAGACAAAAGATTGCAGACACCATCAACAAGCAACTGAACCTTTCACTTGATTTGAAAGGTCTTGAAAATATTCATGGATTGCATGTCACTTATTCAAACAGCAAAGGAAGCAACAGTCAGTTTTCAAGGGCAAGCATTCAGGAAGACTTGATCACATCAGTTCTTGAATCACCTGAAAGAATGCTTGAAACAGTTGGAAGATACGAGTCAAACTATGCAATTCCCCTGAATGCTGAAGAAATGGAATATCAACACACAATGGTGAAGATGGTTCTGTTCTTGATGACATACATCAAAGCCTGTCCTGAATCAGTCATTGATGGTTTTCCTGATTCCGTTGGAAAGACAAAGACAATCAAGAATGTCACAAAGAAAACTTTGACCATGCCAAAAGAATCAGGAAGCAAATCAACACATTTGCGAAATGCTTACTTCAGGCAATATCCAAAAAGAAAAGATGGAACAAGAAAGAAGGGAATTGTTTTTGTCAGTTCCTGCCTTGTTAATTCAAAAGCAAACCCCAAAACTGTAAGGAACAAAAAATGACAGAAGAACAAAGGCTTCAGATCACAATGCTTGGTGCTGTGCTGTTGATTGTAGGCGTAGAAAATAAGCCTGAAGACATGCAACTTGCAATGACCCTGATCAATGAAAACATATTCTTGACAGCAGAACTGAAGAATAGGAACATTCAAACAGTCATGCAAGTTTCAAGGAACCCTGAAGCATGGATGCAAGACTTTCCTGAATTTGCAAAACTGCTTGCACTGAAAAACAAAAAGGAAAAAGACAAGGAATAAAGATGATGTCAACATATTATTTTTCACAGATGTGCAAGGAAGGTGAAGAATCTGATCCTAAATTTTTATACAGGGCAGTTGATCGTCTTTCTGAATGGAAGCATGAACCACAGGTCATCCGATACAGGATTCAAAAAGAAACAGAATGTGGATGCTGGATTGTATTCAGAGAAAATCCATCAGGAAAGAAGTTTGTCTGTTTCAAATTTCAGAATGGACATGAGACAAAGAAAAGATTTGCAGAAAGGACAATTGAAGATGCAAAGCAAGCATATCTTTTCAGGAAGTTAAGACAGCACAGAATCATTGCATCAAGGCTTGTCACCTGTGAAAGAAGAATTTTTGCAAGTGGTGGAACTGTGCCAGTAATTCAAAGGGGTTTATTCTTATGATTGAACAATTAAATTTTTCATACAATTGGAACAAGAAACTTGATTGCAAAATGTTTACAACACTAAGACTGTCAAACAGGTTTTCAGTTGGTGATAAAGTTTTTGTGACACTGAAGAACATTGAACATTGCAATGCAATTTGCAGGGGAAAGAAAAAACTGTTCATGAAAGACATCAATGAATTCATTGCAGGAATTGACACAGGTTATTCAGTTGAAGAATGTCAGGACATTCTGAAAAAGATGTATAGCACAGTCGATTGGAACACACAAGAAATTTTCCTGTACCTTTTTGAAAAGGTAAAAGAAGAACAAGGAGAATTGCAACTATGAATACACACAAGGAACTATTCAAGAACCCTGAATTGATTGTCAATGACTTCAATCTTTTCAGGGGAATGGTGAACTTCATTGACAGGCAAGGTGAAACACATCACTTTCCAAAAAGTGTTATCATGTGCAGTCTTTCCTTTTGCGATCTTTCAGGATGGGAATATCAGTGTGGTGATGTTTTCCCTGTATACCTTGACAACAAGGTTCATGAAATTGTCATTCAAGAAGTCAAGCCAAGCAAAGTTGAACATGCGCCCTGCTTGGTGTTCACAGAAATCAAAGGACAAATAAAAAAAGCAAAGGAGCAATGAAATGTTTTATCATGCAGTTATTCACAAATTTTTTGTTCATTCAAAAGGCTGGATCATTTTGCCAATAGAAGCAGACACAGAAGAAGAAGCACACAGGGTTGCAAAGGCAAGAGTTCATGACATTGAGAAATCATCAACTTGCAAGAAAGCAGAATATCACTTGATAGGAATTGCTGATAAAGATGTCATTTACCTTGAAAGAAAATTGACATGGAAAGAAAGAATTTTTGGATGGGCAAAAGTTTCAATTGCACCAACAAAAAAAACAGTCACAGAAGTTTGTCCAAAATGCAAAGGGGAAACATGGAACATTGATTGTGTCTGTCATGGCAGTGGTTATTTGATCAAGGACATTGAAGAATGAAAAAAATATATAAATACAAACTTGAACCAACAAGGGGAATGGGGCAGGAATGGAAAGTCACCATGCCTTGCATTCATGAAGTTTTGAAAATTGGAATGGACAGGAATCGGGAACTTCACATTTGGATCAGATTCAATCCTGAAGGTATTGATTCAACATATCTTGTCAAGGTGTTTCCAACAGGTGCAGAAGTTCCTGACAGCTTTGAACACATCAAGACAGTCATTGAAGAAAGTGGTCTTGTTTGGCATTGGTTCATTCAAAACCTGAGAAACAGAACCAAATGAACAAAAGTTCTTTTGCTTATACCAAATCAAACCAAATCAAACAATATAAAACAATATAAAATAACGGTGAAAAATGAGTTATGAAAATTACGACAATTCACTTGAAGTCAGAACAGAACATGTTCACTTTTTGTTTTACAACGCACTTGCAATAGAACCTGACATCAATGAAGTTTACTACTATGTTATTTTCACAGGAACAGAATGGAGAACAGTTCCTGCACAATGGGAAGAATCAAAACATGACCTTGCAAGATTCAATGCAGGAAATGTTTTCACAGGCAAAGAAGAAATTGAATCAATTCTTGAACACCAAAAGGAGAATCAATAGAATGAAAGCATTGCAAAACATTTTGAAAGCATCACAGATGATGCGAACAGACCTTGACATCTTCAAGCAGGATTGCATCACATCAATTCATGTTCACTACTACACACCACAACAACCAAGAAGTTTTGTCAAAGGGTATGAAAGTGCAAGAGCAACAATTGAATTTCAGAAAGGTGACATGAAAGGAGAAAAACAAATCACAGGTGAAAACATTCCTGAAGTTTTTGAACAGATCAAAGAATTCATTGAAGGATTGGAATTATGAAGGGAATCACATATTGGATGACAGGTCTTTCAGGTGCAGGAAAGACAACCATTGCAGAACTTGCAGTGAATCAAATGCAGAAGGAAAAGATTCCTGTTGTTTGGCTTGATGGTGACATGATGCGAAAAGGCTTGTGTCATGATTTAGGATTCAGCAATGATGACAGGACAGAAAACATCAGAAGGATTGCACATGTTGCAAAGCAAATCAATGACAATGGAATTGATGTCATTGTCAGCATGATCACACCCCGATATTCACAAAGGCAACTTGCAAACATCATCCTGTTGAAATCTTTCAGGGAAGTTTATATCAGCACACCTTTGACTGTCTGTGAAGATCGTGACCCAAAAGGATTGTATAAGAAAGCAAGGAAAGGTGAAATTGAAAACTTCACAGGGATTGGATCAATCTATGAAAACCCACAAAACCCTTCACTGCAACTGACACATTTCATGACAGCACATGAATCAGCAAGAAGACTTTTCAAATACATAAAACAAGAAGGTGCAGAAAATGGAATTTGAAATTGATGAAACAGTTTTGATCACACTGAAACAATACACAATTGCCAATGGTGCAAATCCAATTGAAGTTGAAGGTGTGATTGAAAGAATAGAAAACAAACCATATCACAAGGTTTTCCATGTCAGATATTTTGACAGACAAATAAACGAAGAAACAGTTGGCAGATTTTATTCTGTCAGAAAAAAGGAGAAAACACAATGAACCTGATTCCACCATTGACACATGAAGTAAAACTGCAAACAGGCAAAATGTCACCTGTTCACACTAATCATCAAGGTTGCGAGTCAATCAGATGTGAAGGAACAGAAAAGCACAAAGGTTGCGGTGAATGGAAGTATTGGACAAAGTTTCATCCATCCATGCTGAAGACAGAAAAGCCAAGATGCAAAGAATGCCTGAAGAAAGCAGATGATGAAAGAACAAGAAGAAGAATCAAAGAAAGATCAGATCACAAAACAATCAATGATTTGAAAACCATGATTGAAAACATTGAAAATCAGATTGCCAGCACTGACAGAAGGAAGATTCACCTTCAAGGACAATTGGCAATTCTTCAGGAACTTCTTGAAAAACAATAAAACAGGAGATCACAAAAATGACAGAAGCTAAAAAAAGGCAATTGGAAATTGGTGAATGCATTGTCAATGAAAAGATGGAAACTGAACAATACCTTTACGCAGAAGAAGCATACATCAAACACCTTATATGCAATCAATCACAGGAACCACAGGATGAAAAAAAGATACCACCTGAAGTTGATGATGAAACAGGCAAGAAGATTGAAGAATATTTGAAAGAAGTCAGGAACAAAAGAAATTCAATCCTTGAAGAATTTACAAAAGCATATTTGGCAGAAACAGGATTGAAACCAAGTGAAGTTGAAATGATCACAGAACTTGGAAAGAATGGAACAATGGTCACATCTTTCAGGGCAAAGGAGAATTGAAAAATGGAACACGAGGTTTTTAGAAAGATTGAAAATGAAAAACCTATTCAGCTTTATTCACTTTGGGAAGACAAGCAGACAGGGAATATTTATGTCCTGACACCAACTTCAACAAATCATTCAAGATACCTGTGCAGGAATTTACTGAAACCCGATTTCATTTGGTTAGGATCAGCAAAAACAATGCAGGAAGCAACAAAGGGATTGACCTATTTTGATGGGATGATCCAAGTCAGCAACAAACCAATTGAAAATTTCATATAAGGAGAAAGCAAAATGTACGAACTTGAATTCAGAGCATGGAAAAAGGTTAAGGGCATCCCTCATGAATATTCAGGACATTTCTTTGTGAAGAAAATCACCATGACAGGATTTGATGCACTTCTGCAATTTGAAGACAGAATCAATCAGGCACTTGGTGGTGGTTTTTGGGTTGAATGCACATGGAACAAACTTGATGATGCAAGAATTCTTGAAACACAAGAAGACCTGATTGAAAGATTGGAGAATCAAAAATGAAACTTTTTGAAAAAAAAGTGAACCCCAAAATCCCAAATCTATAGATTTTATTTTGATACAAAAACCAACAATTCAATTTGGTGCTGATGGTGGATTCATGGCAGAAATCATTCAACTGAATTCTGCTGTTCCACCTGACACCATGAAGCAACTCGAAAATGCTGACTACATGCCAGCAAAACAAATGACTGGACAAGGGGAATTTGAATTGACCCTTTCTTTCATTGAACCAGCAATGACCATCACATGCAAAGTGAAACCAAGCATCAGGAGAAAGGCACATTCAAGAAAGTGGATGCATTGCAGGAAGGCAAGATTCAGCAGGGCAGGATCAATCACTGTCACTGCAAGGAACCTGTCAGGATTGACCCCTGCTTCACTTTATTGATTCAGGTGCATCAGAAGCTGTCCTGATGCTTAAAGTGGCTTAGAATGGCTTAAAATGGCTCATTCAGGATGATGATTTCAGGAAGAACACCTGATTTCATGCCAAAAACACCCCAAAAATACGCCCAAAATGCCGATGAACCCTGCCTTTTCCCTTTAGTTTTCTTCAGGAAAAAGGGAAAAATTTAGCCTCAAAACATTATTTTTTATAAAAAAAATAGTGGAAAGGGGTTGAAAAAGCATAGATAAAATCTATTCTTTAAGCATCAACAGAAACAAAGGAGAATTCAAAATGATCACTTCAACTGAAAGCAAAGAAATGACAGTCAGCAACCTGAAAGGTGGACAAATCAAAATTGATGTGTGGACAATCACCCACAACCATGATGAAGTTCGTCACTGTGTTTTCTACAAACATGAAGATGGCAAAACCTTACAGGCAGTTGAAGAAGAACTTGAAGGTGCAATTGGAATGCTTCAGTGGGCAATCATCGGCTACGACAAAAAGAAAGCAATGGAAGTTGCCAAGAAAGAAGCAGACATGTTCATCAAGCAGGACACAAGAATCGCAGGGTTGAAATGTCCAACAAATGTTATCATCAATCAGGCTTGTGAAGAAGCCTGCAAGCGTCACAAAGTTGAAGATGTTGAAGGATTGAAAAGACTGATGAAAAGCACACACATTCACACAATGAAAATTCAGGGGTTGGCATAAAGCCACCCCAAACAAAGGAGAATCAAAAATGCAATTACTTACAAGAAAAAAGAGTGAGCAAACAGGAAGAACCTATACCAAAGCAATCAACCTGAAAGAGCTTGTCAACAATCTAATGCCTGAAGCAGAACTTTCAGAAAGTGAACATGCAGACTTCATCAGGACAGATTCAGGAATCAGTTTCAGAATTGAAATTTCAAGAAGTTACCCATATACACACAAGTTGACTTTTGCCTACTACGCAGGATACAGGATCAAGGCTGTGAAACGATGGATGAAAATTGATCATGGTGAAATTGACATGAACAAAGTTCAAAAGAAGTTTAATCAGTTCCAGCAGGAAGCAACTTATGCAAAGAATCTTGAAAATGAAAAGCAAGCACAAGAGCAAGAGAGAAAATCAAAGAAGGAACACTTTAAGCAGGAACTTGAAACACTGATGCCTCAACTGCTGGAACTTGGCATCGCAGAAGAATATACTTCATACGATGGTTCACTTGCCTATAATAGCAAACTGAAAGTAAAAGAAACAAACTATGGGCATGTGTGGATTGACTTCAATGATGGATCAAGTGAATTCCATTTTGACAGCATTGATGGTGTCAAAGAATTCCTGATCCTTTATCCACAACTGAAAGCAGTCACAGACAAAATCAAAGTCTTGAAATAATCACAAAGGAGAATCAGAGAATGAGAAGAAAATCAAATCCAGCAGAGAAAGAAGCAGAACTGCTTCAAATCAGACAGGCAAAATGGCGCAGTCAATATCATTGCATCAAGGTTCTGAATGGAATTGCGACTGTTGGATCAGAAGTTTATTTTTCACCAAGAAAAAAAGGAAAGGTTGTGTCAATCTCATTGACTGAATCAGGTCAAGGGCAGACAGTGACATTTGAAACATCAAAGGGTTTGATGACACGAGGCGCAGAAAGTCTTGAAATAATTACAAAGGAGAATCAGAAATGAAACAGGTCAGCAAGAAGCAACTGAAAGAATGCCTGAAATTATTAAGGGATTATGGATTCAAAGGTGAATTGAATAAGCCTGCAAAGATCAAGGTTGAATGGAAAAACAGACATTTCACAAATGTGAAATTTATCAATGCAAACATTTATGCAGTGATGGATTTCATCAGGGAACACTGAAAAGGAGAATTGAAAAATGGCAACACTGAAAATCTATTTTGACAATGAACTGATTGAAGCAACCAATGTGACAATCTGCCTGAATGAACTTGAAGGACATTCACATTCTGAAGTCAGGATCAGCACAAACTATTCGGGTGACAAAATGATCATCAAGGCAACAGACATGAATGTTGAAGAACTGTCCATGTCAGAAGCACACAAGAACATGAAACTAAAACTGAAGGAAAGTTGAAATGAAAAAGAAATGGAAATCAATTGCACAGCCAAACCCCTTTTACAGTCAAAAGGAAGCTGAAGAATATGCAAAAGGTTATGCATATGCAGTGAAAGGAAACAACATAAAAGAGAATCAAGGAGACGCACGGGAAGCAGGGTTTGCTGATGGTGTCTTTGATGCAAAGCTGAATGAGTGAAGGAGAATCCAAAATGAAATAATAAAATCAATAGATAAAATCTTGAACAGGCAGATTGCAAAAGTGCAGTCTGCCTTTTTTATTTTCCCTTGCGTCATTGTTATTTCATCTTTATATTTGCACCAATAAATTTTTTACAGGTACAAATATGAATCCACAACCAAATGAAAAACAGGCAAAGATGAATGATGACATGGCAAGAGCCATGATGATTGTCAATACATTCCTGACCCGATCACAATTACAGGCACAGCTTGGTTATCAATACGGCACTGAGCGTGACATGTATGAAGCACTTGGATACAAAAGAACACCTACCTTTGAAGACTTTGAAGCAATGTACGACAGACAGGACATTGCAAAAACAATCATTGACATTCCTGCCGATGGAACTTGGAAGGGTGAACCCTGCATTGAACAAGTTGGAATGTTGGAAGGAAAGGTTGATTCCCCTTTTGAAATTAAGTTCCAGCAGATTGCGAACGATTTGAAACTGTGGACATATTTCAACAGGGTTGACAAGATCAGTCAACGTGGTGAATATGCTGTTTTGTTTCTTGGCTTTGATGATGCAAAGGATTTCAAGCAACTGAAGAACCCTGTTTCAGAAAACACAGAAGGTCTTTCAATCACACACATTCGCCCGATCAGTCAACCAAATGCACAGATCAGCAAATTCAATTCTGATCCTTCATCTTCAAGATTTCAACAGCCTGAGATATACACACTGACTTTTGATGATCAGTCACAGCTTCAAGGATCAACTGATCAAGATACAAAATCAAAGTCAGTCAATGTTCATTGGTCAAGAGTTCTGCACATTGCATCTGATCTTCAGGAATCAGACATCTACGGAACACCTACATTGAAAGCAATCTTGAACAGATTGTTTGATTTGGAAAAAGTGGTTGGTGGAAACAGTGAAGCATTTTGGCGTGGTGCATATCCTGCAACACAGTTCGACCTTGATCCTGATGTTCAGTTGTCACCAAAAGAGAAAGAAGAACTGCGTGATCAGACAAATGATTTTATAAACAAATTCAAAAGGACAATCAGAACAAGGGGAATGGACATCAAAGAATTTTCTGCACAAGCAGTTGATCCTTCAGGTGCATTTGATGTCATCATGAAATTGATTTCTGCAAAAACAAGAATTCCAATGCGAATGTTGACAGGTTCTGAACGTGGTGAATTATCATCAAGTCAGGACATGGTTTCATTCAATGAAATGCTGTTGGAAAGAAAAGAAGATTTTGCAACACCTTGTGTGATCAAGCCATTCATTGACAGGTTAATCAAATACGGCATCTTGCCACCTGTTGAATACACTGTGACATGGCATCCTGTTACAGTCAGGGATGCAGAAAAACAATCTGTTGTCACAAAGAACCTGACTGAATCAATTGTCAAATATTCTGAATCACTTCCTGCACAGATGATTGTTCAACCAAAAGATTTTTTCACAAGGATTCTTGGCTTGTCAATTACAGAAGCTGAAACATTGCTTGAAGAAATGGATGGACAGTTCGATGATGAAGAAGAAGATGATGAATTTGATTTTGAAATAATTGAAAAAGAACAGGACAATGAACAAACCCCTGACAACTAATCTTCTGCCAGCACAGAAAGACCCCACACATACACTGACAATCAGGAATAAATTTGTCAGTGAATTCAGGAGACGTTTGCGAACAATCAGGGGTTTCATCACAAAGTCTTTGGTTGACAATGATGCACTTGGTTTGATCAATACATCAGGACAGGGCAGGGAATCATTCAGGCGATTCACAGGCAACATGCCAGCAGGAAGGAATCAGTTTGTCAGACCTACACAAGCAGGATCAATCCAAGCATTCAGGGAATGGTTTCAGGAACAGCTTGATGAACAGGTTCTGCAAGTGACAAGGAATCCATTGACAGGAACAGTTGAACAGATCAGACCACAGTGGACAGAAAAATATATTCAGCAAGGCTATTTGTCAGGGGTGAATCAAGCAACTGAATCTGTCAGGGCATCAGGAATCATCACACCATCCATTGCACCAACAATTGACAAGCTGAATCTTGTTCAGATACAAGCAAACCCTGTTCACGCATCAGCAATGGAAACATTGTTTCAAAGAACCTTTTCAGAATTGACAGGAATGACTGACACAATGAAACAACAGGTTGCAAGAAATCTTGCTGATGGATTGCTTGCAGGTGACGGTCCACGAGCCATTGCAAGGAACATGAACAAGACAATGCAAACACTTGGAAAAAGGGCAGAAGTAATTGCAAGGACAGAAACCATCCGAGCACATGCAAATGCATCCCTGAATCAGATGTCTGTTCTTGGTGTCACTGAAGTCAATGTTGTGGTGGAATTTTCCACAGCAGGTGACAACAGAGTTTGTCCACAGTGTTCATATTTGGAAGGAAGGATTTTCACAATTGAAAAGGCACAGGGAATCATCCCTGTTCATCCACAATGCAGATGCACATGGATTCCTGCCAATGTGGGTGAAAGGCGTGATCCAAATGTGTCAGATGAAGGCTTTGGTGACAGGATACCACAAAGCAGGATTGAAGAATTTGGTGATGTCAGGATTTCAGATGTTGAAAGGGAAGTCACAGACATTATTGGTTTCACCCCACCATCCCGAGCAATACCGAATAAAACGATCCTGCATGGAAAAGATGGTGAAAGGGGTGTCAGTGTTGCCTATTCGGAGATAAACGCTTCAGGATGCCTTGAAATCCATTATACCGATGGACTGTTTCAGAATGTTGGAAAGGTTCAGGGATCAGGGATCAAGGACATTCAGATTCAAAATGAAAGGCTTTTAATCCACACCACAGAAGGAAAGGTCTTTGATGTGGGTTCAGTCATGGGCAGGGCAGGAAAAGACGGTCAGGATGGAAAGAATGGGATTGATGGCAGGACAGGTGACAAGGGTGAAGATGGAATTGGAATCAAAGGAACAGGTCTGATTGATGGAATGCTGTTTCTTGAATTGACAAATGGCAACATTCACAATCTTGGAAAGGTCATTGGTGATGCAGGTGCAAAGGGTGACAAAGGTGATGCAGGCAAACAAGGTGAACAAGGTGAAGCAGGGCAAGATGGAATCAATGCAGACATCATTGAAAGCATCAGTCACAATGACAACACAATCATTTTCAATTTTGAATCAGGCAGGGTGATTGAAACTGAACTTCAATTGAATGAAGCAAAGCCTGAAGAATTTGTTGAAAGAATTGAATTGAACAATGCAAAGACCATGTGGCGATTCAGAATGTTTGGTGAAGCATGGTCTGAATGGATCAGGATCGGTGGTCGTGGTGGTGGTGGTGGAATAGGTGAAGCACCAAAGGACGGAAAGACCTATGGAAGAAACAATGGCGAATGGGTTGAAGTTTCAACAGGTGATGGTCTTGAAACTGTCAACTTCACTTTTGCAAGAAACAGCAGGAATGTGACCGACCAATATTTGCGTGGCATTGATGGTCAACGATCAAACCTTTCAAGCTATGTTGCACCATTCAATGCAACGATATACAAGATCACAGTTGCAACAGCAGACACAGAATCATGGACAGCAGAAGTCAGAAAGAATGGAAGTGCAACTGTTGAAACTTCTGCAACTATGTCAGGAGAATCATTGAAGGTTGTGACAGTCAACAAAGATGTTGATGAAGGCGATCTTTTGCAACTTTATTGCAATGGAATAAATATTAACAGACCAACAGTAACGATATACTTAAAGCGGAGAAATTAAAAATGGCTCAAGTATTATTAACAACACAGAATGTCGGATCATACACAGTTGATGATTTGGGTGGAAAAACTTTTGTTCACCCTGTGGTTGACTTTGATCTTCTGACAGAATTCACAGAAACTGACATTCAGGAAAGTGAAGACCTGCAATCATTGATTGATTCAGGTGACATTGTTCTTGAAGATACAGCAGGAAATGTTCTTGGAACAGTGCGTGACATTGGCGCACACAAACACAATCTGAAGGATGACGTTGATCAGTTCACCCTTGCAGATTTGAATGACAGGGTTTCTGATGGAACACTTGACACAACAAGTGATCCACGACCACCAAATGCACATGCAGGATCACACATTCAAGGTGCAACAGATGAAATTGACGGTGATCAAATTGACATTGATTTCACACCTGCAAACTACACACCTGACACATCACCACCTGAAGTTGATGACCTTGATCAGTTGACAGCACACTTGAAAGGTATTGATGATGCCTTGAATGGTGTTGCAGGAAATGAAAAATACATAATCCGATTTGGAAGAAACAGGAACAATAGTGCTGATGTTTACCTGAACAACGAAGAAGTTCCTTCAAACATTGCAGGAAGCGTTCTTGCTGTTGCTGGTACACTGACACACATTGCAGTGAAAACTGAATCACCTGTGTCTTGTACTTTTGAAATCAGAAAGAATGGTTCACCAACTGTTCTTGAAAGCATTACACTGACAGCACAAGACCTTGCTGTGAAAGCAGTCAACGTTGCATTTTCTGCACAGGATGAAGTTCAGGTCTATCTGAATGGAACATGTGACAGGGTTGTGCTTCTTCTTTCATTTACTAATCCATAAGGTTTGACAGGGCAATGAGCGAACTTCTTTTATCTACAACAGGAACAAACACTGAGATTGTTTTGCCTGACATGGGGCAGAAGAAGTTCGTTCACCCTGTAATTGATTACAACCTTTATAACGAATACAATGAAGAAGACATCAAAGCATCACAGGATTTGCAAAATGCAATCAGTCAAGGATGGATCACATTAACGCTGAACGGATTGACAATTGACGATGTCAAAGAAGTAGTTGAAAGCAGACCATCAAGGCAAAGCATTGACTTTGACCCTGTGAACTTCATTCCTGTCACTGATGCAGAACACGATGAAGATTCACTGCTTGCTTTACTTAAAGGGATCGACACAAAACTTGGAGCAATTATTTCAGGATCAGTTGATGTTGATTCACAAAAAAGCAAACTATCTGAAGACACAACAGTGATGGTTGACGAATGGCAAGATATTGCAGGGGATTCAATCAATCAATTGACTGAAGCAATAACAGCATCAGGTGTCAACAGGAATTATCTAATTGAATTCAGTGGTGATTTTCAGAATTCACAGAACAACAAATTTGTTTGTCTTCGATTTGTCATTGATGGGATTCCTTCAGAAGCATCTGAAATTGAAATCAAGCATCAAGAATATCCTGCAAACATTTCAATTCAGGATATTGCAACACTTGCACCTGCAAAACAGGTCAAGGTTCAATGGAAAATCAAATCAGGAAATACAAACTACACAATCACTGCAAGAAGGGGCAGGTTGATAATTTACGGAGTCGGATAAAATGGCAGTACAGAAACACACATATTCAATTGCAACGGACACAGCAAATGGAAAGGTTGATCATGACACATTGAAAAAAGAGATTGAAGCACCTTCATCAGGCGTGATCTATGGTCTTGCAATTCCAATGATTGTGACTGTCAACGATGTTCTTGACATCTACCTGAAAGACAATGCAGAAGACATGTACGATGAACTTCTTGCAGTTGTGAATGCACATCAAGGTGAATCAACTGCTGAACAGCCTGAAGCATTTGCACCACAGCAATCAAGGGAAGGGTTCAGATTGTGCAACAGGGATTTTCTTTTGAACACTGCAATTTTTGATGGCATTGATTCCTTTGAAGACCTGTACGTCAATCCAGCAGACAACAAGAGATACGACTGGGGTGAAATGTCTTTTATGGGTTGTTATAAAAAAGACCTGACAGAAAGCAGTGAACCGATGATCCTTTGCACAGATCAAGCAGATGCAGATGCAAATGCAATTCTTTCTGTGTGGGATTATGTACCAAGAAATTTGTCAGATGGATCACCAACTGACATTGACATTCTTGGTGGTGGTCTTTGGGTTGACAAAGATTTGCAAGGTGCAAACAATGCAGAACTTCTTGAACATCAGGTCTACGTTATTTCTGCCCCGAACATTCCTTCAAGTCTTGGTGGAAGAATCAAGTTCTTCGATGGTTATCTGTTGCCATACAAAGACAGGCAGATGCAAGCACAGTCATCAAGAGCAATTCCACTTGATGCAACAGGTGCAGGTGGTGTTGAAGGTGGACGAATCAGGGTTTGGCTTTATTATCCAGCAGGGAAAAAGCAAAGTCACATCTTTAGACTGAACACATTCAGGAAAGCAATGTCACAATGAAAGACCATTGCACAAAATTCCCTGATCACCTTTTTGGAATTGACATTTCAGAATGCTGTGAATATCACGACATATGCTATGCACTTGGTGGTGGCGAACAGGAAAGGTTTCTGTCTGACATTGTTCTGAAAAGGTGTGTGTTCAATAAGTTCATGAAAAAGAAAGTGAACTTTGCAGGGGATCATTGGTCTGCTTGGTTCCTTTGGTGGTATGTGTTCATGACCTTGTTTGTTTACAGCACAAAAGCAGGAAGGTGGATTGCAGGAAAGATTGTTTCAAACCTTATGTTTGCAGGTGTCAGACTGTTTGGAAAGAAATATTTTAACTACCATTCACAATAGATTTTATCTATAACTTTCAAATAAAAATTTTGCACAAACCCTTGCAACGATTGCCGTTTTCATTACCGTAGCGAATAAATACTTATAAAAAAAATTGGTATAGATTTTATTTATGGCAGTCAGAACTTGGAAAGGTGAAGGGGATTCAGCACTTCCTAACGATTGGAACACGCCTGCAAATTGGCTTGAAGGGTTTGTTCCTGTCAATGGTGATGATGTTTATTTCAGCGACAATGCTGTTTCTGTACTGACAGGGCTTGATCAGTCAGCAGTCATGCTTGCATCCCTGAATTTCAGACAATCATTCACAGGTGTCAATGCACCTGATGCATCTTCTTTCTTACAGATTGGAACACAAAGATTGACTATCGGACAGAATCAAGGCAATTCTTCTGCTGGTGGTTCTTCAAGATTAAACATTGATCTTCAACCACCTGATTCAGGTGGAACACAAATTGACATATACCAAACAAACACTTCACCTGCTGATCAAAACAGACAGACAGTGCGAATCATTGGTGGAAAAGATTCTGCATCAGGCATCCTGAATGTGTTCATCAGAAGTGGTGTTGTTTCCTTTGCTGAAGATGGTGGATCAACTTTTGAATGTGATGACATTCACATCACCGAAGACGATGCAGATGTCAAACTTGGTGATTCTGTGACATATCAGAACCTGTTCATGCGAAGGGGTTCATTTGAAGGTTATTCAATGCCAGCAGTTGAAGCAAGGTTTTCAGGTGGTGATGGAATCCTTCAGGGTGTTGATGCATTGCCATTGCTTGTGATGGATGGAACAGCATCAGTCATCAGCAACATTGAAGGAACTATTTCACAGGTCGATGGTTATGGTGGAACAGTTGACTTTTCACAGTCAGATGTTTCAAGGATTCTGACCCTTTTGAATTTGAAAGAACAAAATTTCAGCATGGTTTATGACAAAGACGTTCTCGATGTTCAGTCAATTGTCAATCAGATTGAAGGATTTGCAACTTTGGGTGTGTCATGATATTCAACAAAAAGAAAGAATGTGATTGTGGGTGCGGTGGTGCATGTGGGAAACCTGATTTCAACATTGCACCAAATGGACAGGTGAACATCAATTCAGAATTGAAACTGAATCTGAAAGGTTCTGACATTGAAATGAAAGTTCTGAATGGTGAAAGGCATCTTGTAGGGCGAGCAGTTTTAATTGTTGAAGGTGTCCTGAATGGCTTGCTTTATCCACTTGAAGAACTTGAAATCCATCCTGATGCTTGGAATGGCAGACCAATTCCAATTGATCACCCTACAAATGAAAGGGGTGAATTCCTGTCTGCAAATGATCTTGCTGTATTTGAGAAGAACATAGGTCAACTAATGAATTCCCGAATTGAAGGGAATGCATTGGTTGCTGATCTTTGGATGAATGAAGCCAAGCTGAGAAAGCAGAATCCAAAACTGCTTTTGAAAATTGTCAACAAAGAATTCATTGAAGTCAGCACAGGACTATTCATTGAAATTGAAGAACAGGCAGGAGAATTCAACGGTGTCAAGTTCTATGGCATTGCAAGAAATTATAAACCTGATCACCTTGCACTGTTGCCAAATGACATCGGTGCTTGCAGTGGCAAAGATGGTTGCGGATTAAGAAGCAACAAAGGAAATGATGAAATGCTTTATCCAAAAAACCCTTTGGCGAAAAAGGTATGGAATGCATTGGCAGGTATCTTTTCAGAAGATGCTGAAAAAGAAATTTCTTATTCCATCAATCCTGATGGAACTGAAAACACAAACAATCTTGAAGTTGCTGGCGAGCTTCAGGGTGCGAAACAAAAAACATTGGAGACAAATACAATGAAAGAAATGGTTGACAATATCATTTCCAATGAAGGCAATGAATGGTCAGAAACTGATCGTGAATTCCTGATGTCATTGAATGAAGAACAACTGAAAAAAGTTGCTCCTGCAAACGACAATGAGAAAGGGGAAGTTCCTGCTGAAGAAGGTAAAACTTCCAGCGAGGTGAACACCGAAAATGTTTCTACCCCTGAACCAATTGTCAAAGCAGAAGCAAATTCTGAAGTTGATGTTGAATCTGCTGTACGCAAAGTTCTGAATGAAGAATTTGGTGAAAGTGGAATCAAGGGTTTCATTCAGAAAGCTGTTGAAAGTGCATCCAACAAGCGTGTTGAAGCAGATGCAAAAGAAACAGTGATCAACAAAATCATGGCAAACACAGGCATGAACAAAGAAGAAGACAAAGCAGAATTGCAGAAACTTTCTTTGACTGCCCTTGAAACACTTGCCAAAAATTCCACACAGCAGGTCTATCTTGGATTCGGCTCAAACACCAATGCAGATGTTGATGCAGATGCTGAAGTGCTTGAAGTTCCAAGTGATCCCTTCAAAAAAGCAAACAAGGAATAAAAGACAATGAGCAAAAATACAATCATTCGTCGCATTTCAGGTTCCATGACCAAAGACGGTTACGATGCATCAGCAGAGATTTTGCCGGGCATGGTCTGTGAACTTTTTGACAATGCAGGATCACTTGATGTGCGTCCATTGGCATCTGCCAAAAAATCCCGTCTGATTGCTGTTGAAAATGATCTTGCTGGAAAAGACATCACTGATGCATATGCAAGTGGTGATCGTGTTCAGCTTGTGACTTTCAAATCTGGTGACATTGCCCGTATGCGTGTAGCAAATGGCGAGACTGTCACACAGGGTGATGAAGTTGAATCAAACAGCGATGGTTATGTAAAAACTGGAAGCACTGCACCAATTGGTGTCGCTCTTGAATCTGTGGACATGTCCGACAGTTCAGGTGCCGATCCTGATGGGTTCATTGACATTCAGATAATTTAAGGAGTTCCAAAAATGACAGACGATGTAATTGTTGGAAATCAGGTCATTGGTGATTTTGCCAATGCACTACATGCAAACGGTTTTTCTGCTGGACGCTTGCGTCCGTGGTATGATGTAAACAAACGCAAATGTTTCATCAATGTCAATGGAAAAGCTGTTGAATATTCAAACCTCGCAATGAATGCAACACTGCGAAAAGATGAATGGCAGGAAATTGATTCTGCTGTTCTTGAAGTTGCACAAGAACGTCTTGTTGGTGTTCGTGACCTGCTTCAGGCTGGTCTGCTGAAAACCCTTTCACAGGGAATTGGTGCAACTGTTTTCCAATGGGAAACTGTTTCTGATTTTGATGAAGCAGGTGTTTCAATGGATGCAGTGACTGACCATGTTGGCGACCGTCCAAAATTCAAACTTGAATCCATGCCTGTGCCTGTGATTCATAAAGAGTTTGAATTCAACAGCCGTCAACTTGATGCAAGTCGCAATCGTGGTGAAACACTTGATGTGACATCAGTGCGTTCTGCAACTCGTCAGGTGACTGAGAAGCAGGAAGACATGTTGTTCAATGGTGCAGACAGCTTCACTTTTGATGGTGGTTCACTTTACGGTTATACCACTTTCCCACAGCGTAACTCTGTTACTTCTGCTGATGGCAAAAAGTGGGATGACCCTGCAAAAACAGGTGAAGAAATTCTTGCTGATGTCCTTGCACTTATTACTGCAAATGACAATGCAAATCACTTCATGGATTCTAAACTGTATATTCCAAGAGCATATGATCGTGTCCTTGACAATGATTTCAAAGCTGATTCTGACAAAACAATCCGTCAGCGTCTTCTTGAAATTCGTGGCATCATGGGCATTGAACCAGCAGACAGACTGACTGCTGATCAGGTTGTTCTTGTTGAAATGAATCGTGAAGTTGTTCAGCTTGTTCAGGGAATGCCTTTGACAACTGTTCAGTGGTCTGAAAACTTTGGTTTCCGTGAGAAATTCAAAGTGATGATCATTCAGGTTCCAAACCTGCGTGCTGATCAGAATGGTCAGACAGGTATTGCACACATGGATTTGTCATAAGACTTTTCCATTCCGTTCATGGTGGAATCCTTGTTGATCAAGGGTTCCACCTTTTAAGCCTTAACCAAAGGCATTTTAATTCCTTAACCAAAGGATTGTGTGATGAAGCGTCAATATAAAATTCTGCATGGAACACATTCTGAAGATGGAAAATATTTCATTGCAGGAACATCAAACAACATCATTGAAAGTGATGTAAATTTGGCACTAAAATACAAGAACAAGTTTGTTGTCCATGTGCCAAGATCAAATTCAGATGAAGACCCTGATATTGAATTTCTTGAACCCGTTGACAAGGGCAATGGAATGTTTGATGTCATGGACACAAGAACAGGTCAGAAAATCAATAACGGTTACCTGACACAGGAACAGGCTTTTGAATGGTGTGGACTGAATGCACCAAGTGAAGCAAGAAAGAAACCTGAAAAAATTTCTGAAATTGATTCTGATGATGAAGAAACAGATGCAGAAGCAGATGCAGATGCAGAAACTGAAACAGAATCAGAAGGACAAGATGATGATGACAGCAACACAGACCCACTTATTTCATGAAGCACAGGAGACAGTGAAAGGTCTTTGGTCTGTTCCTAAAGCATGGAAAGATGAAAGCTGTTTCATCATTGGTGGTGGATATTCTGCAAAGAAACTTGACCTGTCACTTTTGAAACCCTTCAATGTCATTGGTTGCAATGATGCATATATCTATGGCGAAGAAATTGTTGACATCTGCTATTTTGGCGATCTTGGTTGGTACGATATTCATTGGACTGATGAAGTCAGCTACGATGACATTGGAACATTCAAAGGATTGAAGCATTTCAAAAATCTGATTGTCACAAACTGCCATGACAAGTTTCTTGAAAAAGATCAGGAAACACCTGTCAATCCAAAAGTCAAAGTTCTGAAACGAATGGGAAAGGGAATCAACACCATTCCATCATGTGTTGCATGGAATGGAAACACAGGATCATCTGCAATCAGCCTTGCCTGTCATTTAGGTGTCAAAAGAATCTATCTTCTTGGTTTTGATATGTGCCTGACACAGGAAGGAAGCAAGCAGGTTGCAAATTGGCATCAGAATTTGAAGAATCCACCAAACAAAGATGTGTACGTCAAATGGCTTGAATACTTCAAGCAGATCAAAGAAACTGCATCCATGATTGGACTTGAAATTCTGAATTGCAGTAAAGTTTCAAGAATCAAAGAATTCAAATTTTGTGAATATGAAAAGGCAATTGAAGCCGAAAGGAAAAACCTGAAATGAAACAACTGATCAACATGTGCATTTGCGGTGGCTCAAAAGTCAGACCTGCAACCATGAAAGGAATTGATGTGTTGCAGTGCATTTCATGTGGTGTCATCAGACAATCTGTTCACATGACAGAAGCAGAACTCGATGAATGGTATGAAAAACAATATCATGATGGCATTTTTTCACATGACTATGATCATGACATAAAAATTGCCAATTTAAGACTGAAAGAATACGGTCTGAAGAAAAACACCACCATCCTTGACATTGGCTGTGGAAATGGTGCATTTGTCGATGCAAGCCGAAAGAAAGGGATTCAGGCATACGGTTGTGAAGTTGGTGATGGTGCAAGTCAAAGCAAATTCACTTATCAGGGGAAAGTTGAAGACATCCATTTCCCGACAGACCATTTTGACACAGTTGTGATCCATGATGTCCTTGAACACCTTGTCAATCCTTTGCAGTTCTGCATTGAAGTCAGAAGAATATTGAAACAGGGTGGAACATTCATCATTGACTTTCCTGATTTCTTTGTTCCTGAAGGCGATCATCATTGGAAAGAAATTGAACACCTGTGGATGCTGAATGAAGAACAGGTTGTCAATATCCTTGTTGGACTTGGTTTCAATTTGAAGGAAATCAAAAAACCCATTCCTTCAAAACTAGTTTTCTATGCAGAAGCACCAACAGAACAAAGACAATCAATCATCATTCCGCCGGGCATTGGCGACACATGGTGGTCGTTGTTAAAGCTGAAAAGTTTCTGTGAATCAAATCAAATTGGAATTCCTGATGTTTACATCATGTCAGACAATGGAAAGAAAGACAGGTCAATTGACTTTGTGAAACGAGCACCATTCCTGAATGCAAAAGGATATATGAAATATCCAAACAAAGCACAGGATGAAGTTTGGCGTGAAGCATACATGCTTGATGGAAGAACTGTTTTCACAAGAAAAGATTTGCCTGTTGATGCAGACTATTTCCTTGCTTACAATGGTGTTTTAAGGGCAGGGAAAAACATTGATGAAGTTGACACCTTGTATCAATCAGATTGGCTTTACGATCAATTTATAAGCCTTGAAGAAAGATGGTACGGTGAAAACTGTGTCAAGGAATGGGGTGAATACCTGATTGCATATTTTGTTGATCATGGCATGTATGGAAAGCATTGGATCAAAGAATTCAGCAAAGCACACATCAAGAAAACACTTGAACTGTTGCACAAGCAGACAGGGAAAAAGATTGTCCTTGTTGGTTCTGAATGGGATGACAATGCATTCACAAAAGACCTTGCAAAAGGGTTTGACTTTGTGATCAACATGATTGGCAAAACAGAACTTGAAGAATTCATTGGAATGATCCGATATTCATCAGGGATGATTGGTTTTCCATCAGGTGCAACTTTCATGGGTGTGAAGTTCAAAAAGCCTGTCATGTGCATTTGGAACAAATACTTCACAACGAAATTTTGGTGGAATGCCTGCCCGAAAGAAAGCTGGAACAATTGGTATGGCATCATTGATTCAAGACATGCAAAGCCTGACACAGTTGTGAATGGTTTCATGAAGTTGATTGATGAAAACATTGAAGACACAAAGGAAATTCCTGTGAAAAACAGCAAAAAACCCCAAAAAACAGCCAAAAAAGCCGAAAAAACTGCATCCAAAACAGGTGAAAAGAAAACTAAAAGGGATCAGAAAGAGCCTTTCTTTGTGTCAAAAGGTGCAAAATTGGTTGCATGTGTGCTGAAATCAGGTGGTGATTTTGACAGAACCTACGTTTCAAGGCTTGAAAAGAACATCAAGAAGCACACAAACTATCCGATCAAACTTGTCTGCCTGTCAGACTTGGAAAACACAGGTGCAGATGAAACAATCAAACTGAAACACAATTGGCAAAGTTGGTGGTCAAAGATTGAACTGTTCAGACCTGATGTTTTCAATGAAGAACCTGTTGTGTATTTTGATCTCGACACTTTGGTGCTGACAAACATTGATGGATTGATTGGTTCAAAACATTCATTCACAATGCTTGAAGCATTCAACAAAAAAAGAAATCCATTTGCATCAGGTGTCATGGCATGGTCAGGAAACTATTCAGAAATTTATACTGAATTCAAAAAGAATTTCAGACAGGTCATTGAAAACAGAACAACCAATGATCAGAAATTCATCCACAAAGTTTTGACAGAAGAATACGGCATCATTCCTGAAAGGGTGCAGAAGTTTGTGAATGTTGCAAGTTTCAAAAGAGAATGCAATCATCCCACAGGCGCACCAAAGGGAACAAACATTGTCTGCTTTCATGGCAAACCAAGACCGATTGAAGTCACCCTTCCGTGGGTTCAGGAGGCATGGGCATGAAGTCTGAAGATGGAATTTTGATCACAGGAATTGCAAGAAGTGGAACAAGTGCAACAGCAGGAAGCATTGACATCTGTGGTGCATATGGTGGAAAAACTGCTGGTGGTACAAGGTACAATCAGAAAGGCTTTTTTGAAAACACTGAAATCAGAAATGCATTGATCAAACCATTTCTTCTTGCAAACAATTGTGATCCATTAGGGCAGAACCCATTGCCTGACATTGAAAAACTTGATGACTTTCCTGAACTTCAGGAGAAATTTTTTCAAGTCATGCAACGTCATGGATACAAACAGGGGAAATGGTATTACAAGGGCGCAAAGATGTGTTTGATTTGGACTGTCATTCACAATGCATTCCCGAATGCAAAGTGGGTGATTGTCAGAAGGAATGATGAAGACATCATCAATTCATGTTTGAAAACAGGCTTCATGCGAAAGAACAAAGGGCGTGAAGGTTGGCAATGGTGGATTGATGAACACAAGAAAAGGTTTCAGGAAATGCACACAGCAGGATTGCAGATCAAAGAAATTTATCCTGCAAAAATGGCTGAAGGTGATTTCACAGAAATGCAGGAATGCATTGAATGGTTAGGTTTGGAATGGAAAGAAAAAGAAGTCAGGAAGTTTATTGATCCACAATTATACAGCAGGACAAAAGTAAAATGAAACTGATTGTCAAAAAAGAAAAAAACGGTCAATGTCAGTTGGCACTTGAAGGACAAGATGATTTGAAGATTACAGGCTTCACAATCAAGGCAGGTGTGGATGAAATGATGACAGCAACGATTGATGTTTTGATCCTGCCTGAAGATGAACTTTTGATTGATGCAGATGATCCACACTTGACAATCAATAAACACTTAATTGGAGAAACAAAAAATGCTTGATTCAAGTTGTCCAATTACAGGTGATGAAGTTGCAGAAGTTCTTGGAATCACAATTGATTCAGGAAGCACAGAACTAGACTTTGCAATCAATTGTGCCTGCAAACTTTATGATTCATGTGTCAAAGGCACAGGTGATTCAACGCTTGAAAGTTGCGTATTGCTTTATTTGTCAGCACACTTTGCAAGCCTGAGCGACAAATATAAAAAGGTGCTTGCACAATCTGAAAAACTTGGTGATGCACAGATCACTTTTGCAATCAATGCATCAGGTGGTGCAGGTGGTCTTTCTTCAACAGTCTATGGTCAGACAGCTTTGGACATGGACAAGACAGGAAGACTGCGATCAAAAACATGTGGCATTGGTATTGAATCAATGGGAGCATACAACAATGGCAATTGCTGAATTTGTCAATCAGAATCTGTTGAACGATGCCGTATATTGGTCAATCGGTGCAGGTGAAGACGATGGTGAAGGGAACATCACATATCCTGCACCCATTGAAATCAAATGCAGATGGCAAGATGTGAATGAAATGGTTGATGACAATGAAGGGAATCAATTTTTAAGTCAAGCAATAATCTATTCAGACAGGGAACTTGAAGATAACGGTTGGCTGTTTGAAGGAAAGCTGACTGACATTGTTGGAAGCACTGACAATCCGAAAGAAGTTGCAGGTGCTTACATGATAAAAAAGAAGGGTAAAAGTTCAAGACTGAAGATTGCTGATGAAAAAATCTTCAAGGTGTGGATATGAGCATTCAAATGACAGTTCAAGGTGTTGATGTGACAGAGCAAAATATGCTGAAAGTTGCAAGCGATGTTTTGATTGCATCAGAAATTGGTGTATTCAAAACAGGCTTGCTTGTTCAAAGAACTGCACAGTTGAAAGCACCTGTTGATTTGGGCAACTTGAAAGCATCTGCATACACACATGGAAAAAGGCAGGCATTTGACGATCCATCATGGGTGAAAGAGAAAAAAGAAAAGGATGAAAAAACAGGAAGAATTGTTGTCAGGACAGCAGACCCTGTTGAACTTTCAGTTGATCATGCAAATGCAAAGAATGAAGCAACAGGAAGAATCAGGGTTCAAGAACAGCAATTGAATCAACTTGTTGTCGTTGGGTTTTCTGCAAACTATGCAATTTATGTTCATGAAAATCACAGAACAAAATCAGATTTCTTGCGTTCTGCAATAACAGAAAGCAGTGACACTTTGCTGATGAATGTTGCAAGAGAAATCAAAAGGGTGTTGCCATGAATGCAGTCACAAAAGATTTAGTTGAATATTTTGTTGCAGAAGGTCTTGGTGTTAAAGGTGGCAAAACTGATTGGGCATTATACATGAACCAAGAACCTGCATCAGGAAAAGATAACGGTCCTGCATCAGACAATGTGATCACACTTTACGATCAGGCAGGACAACCACCTGCACGATGCATCAACAGTCAGAAGACTGCATTCTTCACAGCCTTTCAAATCAGGGCAAGGGGAAATGTTCAAACTGATGTCAGGGAAAGACTGAAACTTTTAAGAGATAAACTGACAAGCATTGAAGGATGGTTGCAGTTGAATGGAACAGATTACATGAATTTCCAACCGTTGTCCGACATGTTTCTAATCGCCAGAGATGACAGACAGCGATGGATTTGGGCGGTGAATTATCAGGTTCTAAGAAAATGATGATTCACCATGAAACAATAACAATGATGAATTGAGGTAAAAAAATGCCAAAGAATTCACATGGTACAAAGATAACTTTTGCGAGTGGTTTCCTTGCTTGCATCACAGCCTTTGTTTTACCTGATCAAACAAGAATTGCTCTTGACACTTCTTGCATGGACACCGACACATGGCGGACAAAAATCCCAGGCAAGTTAATTGATCAAGGTGAAATGACTGTTGACCTGTTCTTTGAACCTGAAAACATTCCTCCGATCAATGGTTCACCCGAAACCATTGTCATACAGTTCACCGATGGTGCGACTTGGAGTTTTACAGGTTTTATGACTGCAACAGGTGGTGCATCTGCTGAACTTGATGGATTGATGACACAAACTGTCACCATCACTGTCAGTGGAAAAATTGAAATCACTGGTGACAGTTCATCAGGTTAATAAAAAAAAGGTAAACATAAAATGGACAGCTTAACCAAAGCAGAAATCCTTGAATTCAAAAATCTTGAAATCGTGGCTGTGTCCTTGCCTGAAATGGGCAAGGGCAAAGTCATCAATATAATTGCTTGGAATGGCAGACAGCGTGACCGTTGGGAACAGCAACTGCAAGACAATCAGAAAGGAAAGAAGATCAGCTTGCGAGGCATCAAAGCACTTGCATGTTGTCTTTCCATCTGCAATGACAAAGGTGAAATGCTTTTCAACGAAAATGATTCTGCTGAACTGAACAAGATCAGTGCAAAAATTATCAACAAACTTTGGGATAAGATTTGCGAGATCAATGGTATTGGTGAAAGTGAAGTTGAAGAATTGCAGGGAAACTCAAAAGGCGGGGCGAAAGATGGTTTTGGTTCCGCCTCTCAAGAGAATTTGGAATCCCTGTAAAGCAACTGCAAGAACAGATCAGTTCAAAAGAGTTTGCAGAATACATGGCATTCTATCTGATTGAACCATCAATCGAAGATAAAATTGTTGCGTATCTGAAACAGGTTGCATACTATGTTGACAGATCATCAGGTGGAAAGGTAGACAGAAACCTGACAAAATATGAACTGTTTGAAAAGGCATTGAATGAAACCATGACTGATGATGAAATCATCAATGCAAGAAAGCAATGGCAAGAAGCAAACAAAGATATGTTTGTCAGAAAAAAGAGAAAGAAGAAAAGCGTGTAAACGCAAGGAAATAAAAAATGCCTACCGTTGGAAGCATTGTCGTTGACCTTGTTGCTAATACATCAAAGTTCATCAGGGGCATTGATGAAAGCACAACTGAAATGGAAAAGTTTGGTCGTGTCATGGAAGCAACAGGAACAAAGATGCGAAACATTGGCAGGTCACTTTTCACAAGGGTGACATTGCCGATCACAGCTTTGGGTGTTGCATCAGTCAAACTTGCATCAGACTTTGAAACAAGCATGACAAAGATTGAAACCCTTGTCGGCATTGCAGGTGATGAAGTTGGAAGGATGCGATCACAGGTTCTTGAATTGTCAGGACAAACATCAAAGTCACCAAGAGAACTTGCAGATGCATTGTTTGTTGTAACATCAGCAGGTCTGCGTGGAAGCAAGGCAATGGAAACCCTTCAACAATCTGCAAAGGCATCTGTTGCAGGTCTTGGTGAAACACAGGATATTGCAAGGGCAGTCACAGGTGTTCTTCAGGCTTATTCAAAGCAAGGTCTGCAAGCAAGTGAAGCAACAGACATTCTTCTTGGAACAGTTCGTGCTGGTAACTTGGAAGCGTCAGAGCTTGCACCTACACTTGGTCGAGTTGTGGGAATTGCAGGTGAACTTGGTGTGTCATTCAAAGAAGTTGGTGCAAACATTGCAACATTCACAAGACTTGGTGTGAACAGTGCAGAAGCTGTGACAGGTCTTCGTGCAATCCTGTCTTCAGTTCTTTCACCAACAGAGAAAACAGAACAGGCACTTGCAACTGTTGGTTTGTCTGCTGAAGATTTGCGAAGAAAGATTGGTGAACAAGGCTTGCAAAGAACACTTGCAGAATTGCTTGAAAAGTTTCAAGGAAATTCAGCGGCACTTGCTGATGTTTTCCCTAATGTCAGAGCATTGTCAAACGTTCTTGGTACAGCATCAGCACAGGGTGAAACATATGCACAGGTGTTGAAAGACATGGAAGAATCAACAGGTCTTGTTGATCAGGCATTTGACAGAACAAAGCAAACAGCAGGACAAAAGTTTGCTGAAGCAATCAATGCATCAAAGAAAGCATTCATCAGTTTTGGTGAAACACTGCTTCCTGTTATCACAAAGATTGTTGAAGGAATCACATCAGTTGTCAAAGCAATTGGTGACATGAATAAATTTTGGAAGATTGTAACAATCACAGTCCTTGCATTTGCGGCGGTCATTCCACCACTTCTGATTCTTATGGGAACTTGGCTTGCAATCATTGGACAGATCACAATTGCATATGGAAAAGGATTGATCCCTGCAATTTGGGCTTCAACAAAAGCAATCATTGCAAAGACTGTTGCAATTGGTTTGGCAATTCTTCCTGTTGTGGCTTTGACTGCTGTGATTGTTGCACTTGGTTTAGCATTTATGGAAGCAGGAGATAATGCACAGACAGGTGCAAGAATGTTCAGGGAATCATTCAGGAATGAAAAGAATTTCACTGCACTTGGAAAAGCAACTGAAAGCATTGCAAAGTTGAAGAAAGAACTTGAAAAGATGCCAAAGGGAACACTGCCAGCAGAACAGAAAAGGCTGGAACTTTTCAAGGAACAATCAAAAAGGCTGAATTCACAGAGAAAGATTTTCACAGACCTTGCCAAAGAGCAAAGGGCAACAGGCAGGGGTGATCTTGCACAGCGATCAATGCGAATTGCAAGAGAAAGAACAAAGCAACTGATTGAACAGAACAAGAAGATCAAGGAACAGTCACAACTGATCAAGAAGATTGCCAAAGAAGAACGTGAACGAATGGCAAGGGAACAAAGGGCAAAATCCCTTGAAAAGTTTGCTGAAGGCATTGCAAAGATTCAGGAAGGTTTGCGTGGTGGTGGAATGTCACCAATGGAAAAACTTGCTGATGATATAAGCAAGGCAGAAGAAAATGCAAGGAAATTAGTTGCAGGATTGAAAGGTCTGACAGCAGAACAGAAAAGCACACTGACAGAACAGGCAATTGCTGACATCAAGAAACTTGGTGCTGAAAGAAAAAGACAGATCAAGAAAGATGCAGAAATCGAACTTGCACAGGCATTGCTGACAGGAAAGGAATTGCAAATCTTCAATGAAAAAAGAAGGTTCAATGCACTACGAAAGCAGGCAGGTGACAACAAAAAGATTCAGGATGCACTGAAGAAACAGTTGGAACTGAACATTGGAAAGATTCTTGCAGATGGTGAAAAGAAAAAAGAACCATCAGGAAGAACAACACTGACAACAGATGCACTTCGCAGGGGAAGCGTTGAAGCATTCAGGGCGTTGAATGTTGACAGAGATAATAAAGAATTGAAAGTCCAGCAAGAAACAGCAAACAACACTGAAGCAACAAAGAAAGCACTTGAAAACATTGAAAGAAAACTTGGTGAACAAGGTTTTCAATTGCTAGTGCGAGGTAATTAAATGCCAACACCAACACAAATATTTGAAACAGCAGGTGACGGAAGACGAGCACCAATAAACAGTGACAACACTTTCAACTTCATCAGGACATTCAGAGTTGTTTATGATGAACCTGTGTTTGATCTTGCAGAAGTTGCAGGTGCAAAGATCAGTGAATCAGTCAGACTGCCAAGAAAGGGTGAACCATATTCAACACAGTTTTCAAAAGCAACTGTTCGTGTCATTGATCCAACAGATGTGAACGATGAAGGCTGTGTCTTTGACGTAAGGGTTGAATATTCTTCAGAAGGAAGTTCATCAAACAGAGACAATCCTGATAATCCTTTGAAGCGTCCGTGGAAAGTTTCATTCAGTTTTGACTTCAAAGAAAAGACATTGGAAAGGGCAAAGTCAAGCATTGGTGCTTTCAATGAATCAGTTGCTGTTGCAACTATTGCAGGGGAAAAGTTTGATCCGCCACTTGTCCAGCAAGAAACATTCACACTTGTCAGAATGGTGAAAAACATGGCAAATTTTCCAACTGCACTTGCAAGGGAAACTGTGAAAAGCATGAACAAGAACAAGACAAATGTTGCAGGAATTGATGTTCCTGAACTTCATGCATTCATGCGATCAATCACATCAGGTGACAAGCAAAAAGAAAATGATGTTGAATTCTATGCAGTGACATTTGAAGTTTTGATTGCAGGTCAGATTCAAAATCAAAATGTGAACTACGTTCCAAAAAACACAGCAAGAAACAAGGTCAGTCCTTTTGACACTGAAATCCTTCATGCAGGATACAGGGCATTCTATGTGAATTCGCCCGGATCAAGTGATGCTGATGAAGTGACAATCAACAATAAGAAACCATCAAAGCCTGTCTTGTTGAATGATGAAGGTGCATACGATCCCGAAGCACAAAAACCTGAAAATGCATCCTATATTGTTTTCAGAACATTTGAAGCAAAAGATTGGAAAAATCTCGGGTTGCCTGTCAATCAAGGTGGTGTCTGATGGCAGATAAAGGTGTTGTATTTGGTGAAAAAACTGCTGACAGAATTCTGAATGCAACTCAAAAGGTTGAATCAGCAACAAGGGGAATTGGTTCAAGCACATCGGTCAGTTCAGAAAATGTCACCTATGTCGAAATCACAGAAGCACTTGAAAATGGTTTTTATTTAGGGGTGCAAAGGGTTTTTGATTTTGAAGCAGTACAAGACACAGAAAACCCTGAACCATTTTTCATTGAACCAACATCAGGAAACATCATTCAATTCAATGGCGGTCCAAATGGTGACAACACAAACTTTGGTGTCAGTGAAGCAAGCAATCTTTTTGAAATCAATGGAATGACAGGTGTTCCAGCAGGAACAATTGTTCAGGTCTTTCCTGCGTATGGAATTGCAGGTGGTACACAATGGGTTTTTGATGTCAAGTCAGCATTGCTGTTGCCTTTTCAATTGTCATACGATTCTGATATTTCAGAAGCAACAGTTGGTGCATTCAGAAGTGAATCATGGTATCCGTTTGAAGATTCAATCAGACTTGGCGGACAGGAAGAACTGATTCAAACATCACCTGAATCAATCAGTGCAAGTGATGGTGATGTCATCTTTTATGAAATAACAATTTCAACTTTCATGGCAACACTGAACAAAGACACTGCACTGCCAGCAGACACAGCCGACACCCGACATGTTGAAGTTGGAAGGATCAAAGGCAATCAGGCACATCAAACACTGTACGGAATCATCAGGCTTGATCTTGGTGAAGTCAGGGTTTCAATTGATGACTTGGAACTTGGTTTGCTATACGATAAAATTCAAGCACCTTCAGACACAGGTGATGTTGCAAATGGTGCAGACAATCTTGCACTTGTTGTCTATGTGGCAAATCCAGCAGGTGCAGAATTGGTTGCATTAGATTTTGACATTCAACTTTTGCCAAGTCAGACAATCAGCACATCAGACCACCTGATGCTTGCAAGTGGTCAAAATCATTACAAAGCAACACTTGAAGACATCTACGACAACATTGATGACATCTTTGTGACTGCATCTTCATCTGACACAACTGCCGGACCATTGTTTGACGCATCAGTTGGAACAGAAAAACTTCGGGCAGGTGCAGGTGGAAAAGATGGTTACGATCCTGTATCAACACCTGATAACGATGCACTTTATGTCTATGTCACAAATGAAGCAGGTGACGAAGAAATGTGGATCGACATGGACATTGCAAGACTGGTGAACCTTGCACCAAATTCAACTGATGTCATCATGTTTGCACCTGATTCAACTGCACCAACACATCAGAAAAGAACCTTTGGTGAATTGGCAGGTGATGCAATTCAATTTCTGAACAATGCCTTTGCACTTGATGGAAAAAGATCAATCACAACAGACACAGATCAAGCACAGCTTGTCAATGATTTGGATGATGGAAGTCTTTCTGATGGATATTGCTATTCATACGATACAACTAGGGGATGGCACTTGATAGAAGACCTTCTGATCACAATGAATGGATATAACGCATCATTTGACCAGTTTATTGTTTCAGATTCAAGTGGTGGATCACCTGCCGAATGGCGAAATCTTTCTGTTCTTGCAGGTGAACTGCTGACCTATAGTGAAGCATTCAATTCACTTGATGTTGACCTGACAGGAATCACAGGGTACGATTCAGGGAAAACACAATTTCTTGGACACATTTCAGGAACACTGACTTGGATTGATTCAAGCACGACCTGCACATAAAGGGAATCATGTAATGCCTGAAGTTCGATTGAATGCAAATGGTGAAGTCTTATTGAATGCAAGTGGTGAAGTTGCCATTGACACTGAATGCTGTTGCACAGTTGTCTATGAACTTTGTGATCCAACATCAATTGAATATCTTGAATGCAATGGTGATTCATCAGCAGTTCCAATTTATGTTGACCCTTCAGTTTTATCAGGGATTGATCCACCACCATCTGTGATTGAAATTTCAGGAACATGTTATGAATTTGTTCAGAAAAGCCTGACTGCCATTGATACATTTTCAATTGATTCAGAACCAAATGCATGTGATGATTCTGTCTGTGCAGGTGCAGTTCTTGATTGTGGTGATGCAGGTTGCACAAATCAGATCACACACAGTTCAATTGCGCCATTCTTTACAGAAGCTGAATGTTTGGCGGCACTACCACCGAGCCCTGATTGCACATCTGATTGCAGTGGATCATTTAGTTCCGCACCATGTGGTGCATTCTGTGCAGATTTAGGCGGTCTATGGGCAATCACCTGTTGCTGTGAGGATTCACCATAATGTCTGATATAAGAGTAAATAAAACAAATTTAAGTGATCCAATTCCTGATGTGGTCAAAGCAGGTGGTGTGTGCTATAAGATAAAAGAAATCAACAGTGATGCACCCGACACAGTTCCAACTGATGAATACGAAGATTGCGACTGCTGTATTGCAACATCTGTTTGCTATCAATCCTGCGATGATTCATCAATTTTGATTTACATTGATCCTTCTGCATTAGATATGAGCAACATTCCTTTGGTTGTGGAAATTTCAGGAACATGTTATGAATTGCCTTTGTGCAGTCAAGAAGCACCTGACACATTCAGCATCAGCAGTACACCACCTGATTGTGATGATTCAGTTTGTTCAGGATCAGGTTCTTGTATTTATGAATTATGTGATCCTGTGTCAGTACAATATCAGGAATGTGCAGGTGGCGGTGGTGCAACAATCTATGTTGATCCTTCAGTTCTTTCAACACTTGATCCACCACCTGACATTGTGGAAATAAATGAAATCTGTTACGAGTACGTGCAGAAGTCTTTGACTGCCATTGACACATTCAGCATTTCAACAGATAGTGCTGTTGATTGTGCTGATGAACTTTGTGTTGTCTGTCCTGCAAATAAAACAGCTTCTTATCTTGCACAATCAGGGGGAACGTTAATATTTGGTTCATGTGGTGTTTGCGGAATACCTCTAACAAACCTTGCAAGGCAAAGTGATTTACAATGGCTTGGAACTGTTGGTTCACAGTTTGTTTATCTTGAAAGGGTTTCAAATGAATGGCAAGTCAGGTATCTGTGTAACGCTGGAACACCTGTCACAGTCATTTATAAATTGCCAGGCGGTGCAGGTATTGGTCAAGCCTGCCCACCAAACGGAAACTATCAACACACAAGTTTCCCATCAGCAGGCGTGGCTTGTGCAGGAACAGTAATACCTTCTTTTATGGTGATAAGTTAAAATGGCAAATATAAAAATAGCAAAAGTTGGTGCATGTAATAACGATGCAGTTTTATATAATGGGAATTGTTACAAGTTCCTTCAGGAAAGCCCCGATCCACCTGACACAACACCTGCAAGCATTCATGATGATTGCGAAGATTGCAAATGTGACAATGCAGTGAGCGTTGAATATTCAAGTTGCGAATGTGGCGATTCAATTTTTGTTGATCCTGCTGTGCTTTCAGGATTAACACCACCACCACCTGTGATTGAAATTTCAACAGTCTGTTATCAATATGTGGAATGTTCACAGACAGCAATTGATACATTTTCAATTGATTCAGAACCAGCAACATGTGATGATTCTGTCTGTGCAGATGTATTCACATGTCCTGTTGATTGCTCAAGTTGTTCGTGGCCATTAAGTATTTTCATATCAGGAATTACAGGAAGTGCTTCCTGCACAAGCCATAATACATTTTTTAATTTTAGCTCACAGCCTTCATCATGCGTCAGGCGTTATCAAAATTTTCTTGGAACAGTTTTTGTCGATGTTCAATGTGTTGGAACAAAATGGCAGGTTGTCGATATTCTTGGATTAGGTTTGATTTGGGAAGCAGACAATGTTTGTGGTTGTCCACCAACAGGCATTTTTTATAATTTAGTTTCAACAGGTTCATGTGGGGGAACTCCGACATGTCAGGTCTTTTAATTGAAAGGAAAAAATAATGAAACCCAAATTCACAGAAAGTTATATTTGCAGAAGCAATCAGAATTGCATGAATTGCAGGTTTTCCCCTATTCGGGAAAAGTGGTTTGGAATGTATGAAGTTCCTGAAAATATTCGTGAAGAATGTGCAAGGGGAAAAACAATTGATCAAATCAAAGAAGAACATGCAAATGTTCAGAAAATGAGAAAAGAAAACCCTGAATTGCCAAGCCTGATTCAAAGGGCATGGAACTATTCACAGTTTTTGAAGCGTGAAGCAATTGCAAAAGCTAATGGTGAAGAAACAACTGTTTCACAGGAAGTCTTTGAAGAAAGGCTGAAAATTTGTCAAGCAAATAAATGTGGCAAACTAAATATAAAAGAACATGATGATGGTCAAGGTGGAATCTTGGAAACATTCACATGTTCACATCAAAGCTGTGGATGCAATCTGTTAAGCAAGTTATGGAAAACAGTTGAATCATGTCCAATGGATGAATGGCAATCCACACAAGGAAATGGATGATGAATTATGAATACAGAGCATTGTGTGTGAAAGTCTACGATGGTGACACCATCACCTGTGACATTGATCTTGGATTTTATATCACACTGAGAAAGCAAACAATCAGGTTGCTAAGTATTGACACCCCTGAAATTCGTGGTGATGAAAGACCTGAAGGATTGATTGCAAAAGATTGGCTTGCTGAACAAATCCTGAACAAGGAAGTTGTTCTGCACACACTGAAAGACAAACGAGGGAAATACGGACGCTGGCTTGCAGATGTTTACCTGCCTGAATCTGACATTTCCCTGAACAAAACAATGCTTGATTTGGGCATTGCCAAAAAATACCAATAGGAGAAAAAAGAAATGAAACAAGCAATTTATCTGATCATGTGTTGTCTGCTGTTTGCAGGATGCTTGACAATAAATGATGATGAAAGCAAGAAGGATGAAGTCACAACCAAAGAAGGGATTGTTCAACTTGATCCAAATAAAACCTACACAGCAGATGAAGTGAAAGCAATCAAGCAAAAACAGGCACTTGCTTTTGATCAGGAAATCTTGAACAGGAAACTTGAATCAGACAAGGACACAAGAACAGTTCTGCGAAGGGTGCAATATCTGTGCGGTCTTATTCTACTAATATCAGCGATTGCTTTTTGGAAAGCACCTTCGTCAAATGCTAAACGATGGGCAATAGGTGGTGCAGTTGGATCAGTCTTTGCTTTGATGGTATGTGCAACCTGTTCTTTCTTTCTTGATTGGATCAGGTGGATCATGCTCGGCTTGCTTTTAAGTGCAATTATCACTGCTGTTGGTTTTGCTGTTCTTTGGATCAGGAAAAACTATGCATTCAAGACTGTCACCAAGTCAGCACAGAAACACATTGACGCTGATCCTGAAGGATGGAATGATCTTGTTGAAAGTGGCAAGATTGATCACGATGAAGATGTGAAGAAACAGGTGAAGGATGCAAAGAAACAAATTGAAGCAGACAACACCAAAGAAAAGAAAGCAAAACTGAAGGAAAGCATCAAAGAATTGAAATGATTCACCTTTGCACAGTTCAGCACACAGGAACTTGGTTTCTGATCAGGTTCCTGTATAAACACCCTGAAGTTCATGACTACATCATTGAATGGACATTGCGACATCAATTAAGCAAATGCACACTTGATGAAACAAAAAGGAACATCTTTCATTGTCATGCACCTGCAAAAGACAGTGCATATTTTCACATCTTGGAATCCCTGATGAAAACAAACAAGGTTGTGATGACAGTTCGTGATCCAATTTTAGCACTGACAACTCGGCACACAAGGCATCCTGAAATGGATCACACTTTCATCTTGAAAGGGTTTCTTCAAATGCATGAATGGGCAGACAATGAAAATGTTTTCTTTTTCAACATTCATGATCAAAGGGAAGAACAGTTGATTGCACTTCTTGAGTTTTTAGGATTGGAAATTGACTGTGAACTGATCAGTGAATACGAAAACAATTGGCAAGCAGAAAACACAACACAGGGAAGGAACATCTTGAAAACCCTTTATCTTGAACATGGGATTGATGGCATCAGGCACAAGCTGTCAGATGAAATTGAATTCCTTGAAAAATATCAAGATAAAATTCAGGGTTTCATGGAAAGGTTTGTCAGATTGTCTTGGTTTTCTTGACAAATTAAAGAAAAAATGCAATTTGCGATAAAATGGAATATATTAAAAAATGAGCGATGATATAACAACAGAAAAAGAAGGCAACAGAAAAATGTCAACAAAAGAATGGTGGATTGGAATTCTTGCCCTTGTCTTCACAGGCATTGGATTGATTTTCAGTATGTGGCAGACATCAATTGAAAATGCAAAAGAGAATCAGAAAACCCGATCCATTGTTCAGGATTTGAAAGAAGACTTTGAACAGTACAAGCAGATCACTGACAAAAGCCTTGCACATCTGTCTTCCAAGCATCATGAACATTCTGCAATGGCAGGACACCCGATCACACAGGAAAGGATTCTGCAAAATCAGAAATTGCTTGAAAAGATGGAACAAGTCATCACAAAAGATGTGCCACAGATCAAAGCTGAAATCATGCTGTTGCGTGCTGTCACCATGCCAAAGACATCACCTTCACCTGTGCCATAAGATTTCAAGGTCACTGTGAATTCTGCTTCGGGTTCATGGTTGAATGACTGCCCTTCTTGATGCAAAATAAAGCATCCTGAAGGGTTTTTTCTTTTCAGGGGTGTCAGTGGTGGGTTTTGCTGGCAAAGTGCAGGAGAATCAAAGGAATCACCATTCAGTGCAAAAAAAAGCCCTGCCGGAGGCTTGGCAGGGCAACAAGGAGGCGTATTCAGTGGCTCTTGCAGGAGAAAAGGAGGCATGGCATTACAAAAACCACAATCAAAACTGTCATTTCAGGTTCAGAAAGCAAGGAAATTGCAAAAAAACCCTGAAAAAATCTATATTTTCCCTGATTTTCTGCCCTTTTCCCTTTAGTTTTCTTCTTGTTTTTAATTTATTTATAAAAAAATAAAGGGAAATTTTGAGGCTAATTTGCAAAAAAAACCATTTTTTTTTCAAATATTCACTTGCAAATGTATAGATAAAATCTATCTTTCCTTAACAACCAAAGGAGAATCCAAAATGACTAAGCAAGCCACAACCACAGAAAACCTTGAAATGACCATGCAGGAAATTGTTGCTGTTGGTTTAATTCTGAATGCTCAAAGAACTGCTGAAACAACTGTTGCAGATATCAGGGCAGAACTTGACAGCATGAACCCTGACAAGGTTGTTTATGCAGTCAGCAGATTTCGCAGGGATGCTTGCAACATTGAACAGGCAACTGAATCTTCAAAGCCATTTGGAAAATCAGGTCAACCATACCAGCCAAGAACCACCAAACCACACACACCAAGCAAACGTGAACAGTGCAACTACGGGCAGGCATAAAGCCTGTCTGAAAGGAGAATCAAAAATGACTAAGCAAACAAACAACATTGAAGAAACTGCTGAAGAAACTGCCACAAATTATAACAAAGGAAGAAAGATGCATCCATCATCGGGGATCATTCATACCCTGATTTATTCCGATGAATCTTCAAAGGTTCATTTCCAAGAGCTTGCAAATGGAAAAGTGCTTGTTGCCTTCAGTCAAGTGGAAGGAACTCTTGAAATGGCAAAAGATGTTGCTCGCAATATTTGGAAAAAAACCCTGAAAAATAATGATTGGCAGATTGCCAAATAAATAAATAATCAACCAAAGGTGCAGGGGAAACCCTGCACCACTAAAGGAGAATCAAAAATGAAAGTTTCAAACAAAAGAATCACAGCAAATCAATTTGCAAAGTTCCTGATTGGAAAATCCCTGAAGCACCTTGCAGATCAGGTTGAAGTTGAAAATCAAATGTTTTGGCTGGACAAGCACCCTTCAGAAAAGGAACTTGCAGAAATCAAAAGACACCTGAACAAACACATTGAAGGAATATTTTCACAAAGAAAGATCACTGCACCCTTTGAAGAAATTGATCAATGCTTTGATGGTGTTGAAGAACCAGCAGTTGAAATTCCTGTTCTTGATGATGATGACATCAGGGAAGAAGATTGCTGTCAGGATTCAGCAGATGGTTTCATCAGGGATTTGATGCCACAGAAAAAAGCCAAGAAAGAAAAGGTGAACTGCTGGAACTGTGGCATTGAATTGTTGAACAGCAGTGATACAAACCTTTGCAAGGGATGCAAGGAAACAGAAGAATTCATTGATGAAGTGATGAAGTGATCCTGAAGAAAGGAGAAGAATAAAATGAAAAGAAGCAAGAAATGGTATCGGGCAAAATTCTCAAATGAATCCTTTAGAAGTTTGCTGAATCGGGCAATCCGCAGAACAAAAGAAGCACCATCCAAAGTTGAAGCAAAATCAGTTTGGCTTGATGAAACAGCTTTCTTTGGGAAAGGGGCAACACCTGATCAGATTTCAGAAATCATTGAAGCTGAAAAAGAACTTGAATCAAATGGCATCATTTAGGAGAATTAAAAAATGCCACAAATGAAAAAGACAAAGGAAAAAGGCAAGTGCTTTTGGTGCAACACACCAACAGACTTTGCAAGCCTGATTCATGGAATGGTTGAATGTAAAAAGTGCTATGAAAAGAAACATGGCAAAATCAAAAAGGAGAATAGAAAATGACATTGCAAGAATTTGGATCAGTCCTTGCAGGTGCAATGGTGCTTGCTGGATCAATAACCTTTTGGACAAACTATGTTTTCCAAAGCATGTGTGAACAAGAAGACAAGGAGAAAAAGAAATGATTGTGTGCATCAAATGCAAAAAAGAAATGCCTGCTGTCAAGAATGGTGTTCAACTGCATTACGGTCATGGACACTGTTATGCATCAGACATGTTTGAATGCCCATCCTGCCATTGCCAAATTGCAAACGCCAATAATCAAGCATGGCAATCTAAGCAATGGGAAGGAAAAGAAGAATCTGATGTGTGGATTGAAATGCACAAAGGCAACAATGAAAAAGGAGAATCTGAAAATGAATAAAGAAGAAATTACAACAGCACTGATTGCATCTGTTCCAAGCAATGTGTTTGCAGATAAAGAAAGCATGAATGTTTTGCTGAATCAAATTGAAGCAATGGCAGAATTTGAAGGTGAAGAATTCTCTGACTTGGATGATCCAAAAGTCAGGGATCAAATCAAATCACTTGCATACAAAGTCAGCAGGACAAAAACCTTCATTGATGCAGAAGGAAAAAAACTTGTTGATGAATTAAAAGCAAGATGCAAACCAATTGACAGTGCAAGGAAAACTGCAAGAGAATTTCTTGATGACCTGCGTGATGGAATCAAAAAGCCTGTCATTGAATGGGAAGAAAAAGATGCAAAAAGAGATTTGGAAGAAAGGAATGAAATTGATTCATTCAGGGAACTTTCAAATGCAGAAACCATTGATGAAGCAAATGAAAATCTTGCAGTGTTGCATGAATGGAATCCTGAAGAAAAAGAATGGCGTGATGATTTCAGAAAAGATGAAGCAGTCAATGCAAAGCAGAAAACAATTGACAGTTTGAAAAAGATCATTGACAACCTTCAAGCCATTGCAAAACAGAAAGCTGAAAAGGAAGCATTTGAAAAAGAGAAAGCAGAACACGAAAAAGAAATGGCAGAATTCAAAGCATGGAAGGAACAACAGGAAAAGGAAAAGGAACCTGCAAAAGAAAAACTGATCCTG